AAAACGCACCTCAAGGGCGTTCAGTACTTCATCTTTATAAAGCAAAATCGCACCTTTGTCAACACCAGTGATGCTTTTTTGTCACTTTTTCACCTTTTTCCTCTCACCCCTGATAAAAATATGGCATATTGTCTACTTTTCACCCACAAAAAACCTATCTCAGTCCCCTCTTCTTCCTCTTCAACCAAAACCCACAAAAAATCCCCCTCCCCCAAAATCATCCCAAAGCGAAGCGTAAAAAAACAACCCCGAAGGGGTTCAACAGAGGGGGAAAGCAAGCGAAGCGCGCTTGGGGGGCATTCATGTCCCCCGATAGCCCTAAACCAAACATCGCGGCGACAATGCGCCAGTTTCTAGAGGCGTGGGGGCATTCATGTCCCCCGATAGCCCTAAACCAACCCCCTCAAAAAAACCCTATCAGTTGTATTCACGTCCCCCGATAGCCCAAAACCAAACCCAAAAAACATCATAGACTCATACGAATCGAACCATCAGATACATGCTCAGGGATGACTCCCCTACGCTCATCAGTGGTGGAGTCCACCAAACGATATGAACCAAGCCCCTGTGCGGTGCTCTTGCCAGCGTGAAGCAGCTGCCCAACCTGCAAAAGTGGCCATAACTCCGCAATCGCATCACCTTCCCACACAATATCTCCCCTCAAACCTCCCAACCATACCTCGCGTCGCTGCCTTCCGCTCGACCTCTTCTGATCAAAGATCCTTAGCTCCGAAGACCTCACCCCAACCGTCGACGCACGCTCCAACAAACCGCGAAAGTCAACATCCAACTCCACACCACAATGGAACGCCAGAACGGATGATAATCGTGACAACAAACTACGCACGAATGCTCGAAACGAAAGCTCCCTCAGCAACTTCTTCTTCTCTTCAATACGAAGCGGCGTCTCAAACCGGACATGACATTCACGACTCACAGATGACGGTGCCTCAAACAATGAATCCGCCTCACACCCCCTCAAGGACACAAACTGCCTGTCTTCATGATGCCACAACAACGTCCCCAACGCCGGACCAAGAGACTCTCGCACCTCCAAAAGTTGGAAGGGAATCCATCTCCCCTTCCGACCAAGTCCACGCTCAGCCATCCACTCGACTGCCGCCACAATGTGAGGCATATAGTCCAGACCACGCCCAAACAACGTCATCGAAAAATACAAATCATCCCCCCTCTTCCAATCACCATCGTGAAAAGGAGGTGGGATCAAAACAAATGGATGTGGAAGAAATTGGTTCTTCCGCAAACGCTTGGTCTCTTCGGAGACAGGTGTCTCAAATAGATAGACATAGGCACAAGGAGAAGCCAGCTCACAACGCTTTTTATCCTCACAACGTCTCGGACACCCTGCTCGCAATAACGCATGACCAAACGCCCCACGGATCACTGGTCCCAAAAATCTTGGCATAGCTCCACTTCCCAGCGCTCGCAAACGAAATGTCATACGACCAACACGTAGCTTATCTAATGAATACATTCGCTCCTCCTTGTATATGTTTCTCAAAGTCTCACATACTCAAAACGAAAAATGACCTCCAATCTGACAAATAACGATAGCAAGTGATCACCAACAGGCAACAAACACTCCTTTAAACTTTTACGAACACACAAAATAAACCACATCTTGACCTAATAAACAAGCTCAAAACAACAAAACCAGCTTACTCCCTCACATGGTAGGACAATACATCACAAAAAAGTTTGTCAGATCTGTTCCGCGCCGTTCGTTTTCATGTATTTGACTCAAAAAAACACATGAAAAATAAAGAGAAAAAAGTCGAACTCATTCACTGCACGACGCGTAAAACATACCACAAGCCACAAAGGCTCAGTCCAAAAGAGGTCATCCAACGGGAAGAAGACAACACACAAAAGAAAGCATGTCGCAGAGCATCAGGCAAGACACAACAAAGAGTCTTTGGGTCGCTCCCAATCACAAAACACAACACCCTGAATATCCGACATCATCGACACATACCTCTTCCTACAAGCTTCTTTTTTGAAAAAATACAAGCGAAGTGGAAGGTTCGTCTCCCCAACCATCGTCTTACCTATACAAGCAAGGAGGACACGATGATGGTTGGAAAACAAAAAGAACCCATGAGGAAACGACAACACAAGACACAGAATAAGTACCTCTGTGTTGCATGCCAACAACGACGTGCGATCTGTAAAACACCCAAGGGGTATCGATTCCTCCCAGATCACAGACTCTGTTATAGCTGTTACGAATCCGTGATGTCTTCGGCATTCGCGAAACAAAAGTCATCGAGTCCCAAAAACAATAAGTAATGGTTTCCCCAATCAACTTTTTTACTTGGAATCGCCTAAGGAGCATCATCACTATGCGACATCATACACTCGACATGGAAGTAGGTTCACATCTCAGCGTCAGACGTACGGGATATTCACACCACGGGATCTACATCGGCCGTGGAATGGTCATCCACTTCACAGGTGATAAAGGTGCCTCAGCCTTCATTAAGAAAGAGACCCTTCAGGACTTTCTATATGGTGGAACACTCAAAATCATCAGACACCGTAACCCCAAATACACTCCCCAAGAGGTCGTCGCACGTGCCTACTCCAAACTTGGACAGAAACAGGGGGAGTACAACTTGCTGTTCGACAATTGTGAGCACTTCGCCAACTGGTGCATCGAAGGCAAACATATCAGCCACCAAGCCAACACAGGCTTGGGCATCGCACTCGGTTCAGCCGCAGGTATCGCTATCATGATCCTGACAGGTGGACGCATCCGAATGTAACGCATAAGGCGACTCACAAAAAATACAGACAACGAAACGCACACAAAAGGAGCATACACATGAAGCCTAACAAACCATCTAGAGGAGAAATCATGACATTTGAAAAACCATCCCAACGACATCGTACACAACAGACAGCGATGACTGTGTTCCAAGACGCCTCACAGATCGTCGAATCCGTCAGCAACGCCTACACTGCGCACCAACAACGAAGAGCTGTCGAAGAAGAATGTGCCACACGCCGAGACGAAGCTCGATACGCGCTCGAAACACAACGTGAGCGCTCACATGCAAACTTGCGTATGTCTTCCGACATTCGGGATATGTACAAGCAAACAGATGATCCCGAGACACAACGCACACTTGCAAATGCCCTCTACGCACTTATCAAGGGTGATGAGTTCGGTAAAAAAGACCGTTAAGAACGGTCTGTTCACACATTCCTTTTTTGTATTCGCTCGTCTCTCGTCCTCTGACATCACAAAAGGAGTCACAATATGTTACCAGTCCCTTTACTTATCGGAATTGGCTTAGGTGTAAGCGCGTTCATCGCAAGCGCCAAGGATGGAGCGATAAAGTCCCAACAGAGGGAGCGTGAAGAGGCACAAAGACAGTATGATGCAGAGCTGAGGAGGCAGCAAGAATACGCTCGTTCTCACGTTATACAAGAACTGCAACAACGTGTTGAAGAGATCGACAGAATCCTCGAACGGCACCCAAACCTGTCAAGAAGAGCACGTCGCAAACTCACAGATCTGGCTGATGATTGGTGGGAGCGTTCTCGCGTCGATTCGTAAACCAACTCCCTCTTGAGTGGTCCTCTCGCGAAAAGGGCATACAACATTGAGGTCGGACACAAGGCCCGACCCTACCGATAAAACATGCAACATTATACTCATGCGCTTACTTCGCGAGAGGAGCGCTTACAGGTTTCCCAAAAGGTTCTTGACATCATTCTATTTGACATGAGGAGCTCCCACAATGGTCGTTCGATTTGTATCCCAACACCCAGCCATCATCGCAAGCAACGTCGCGCGAGAGCTTTTCGAAGCCCTCAGCGACATCTATGTGGAGTTTGAACGCACAAAAAGATACAAGGCTGAGTTGGCGTCAGCGCTCTTTGAGTTCGAGTGTGCGCTTGAACAATTCCTGTTGTGCATCAAGTCTAACACTGCGCAAGTTGAGATCATCTGTGACATGCTCATGTCGACACCTCCAGGCGAAACACAAGACATTCTTGTCGCAAGCCTGCTCTCCATACGCAACCAAGAAGACAACTATTTTGAAGAACGACGTTCACCAAGATTTGAAGAACGACGTTCACCAAGATTTGCAAGTCGCCGCTCTGAGAGAGCTGACAATCGACGTTCACCAAGATCTAGAAGAAGCCGTTCTGCGAGATGAGCTAATATTGTGAGGATGTAAAAAGAGGGGAGAGAAAGTGACCGGGGAGGGACTTGAACTCTCTGGAGGCGTTTTGAAAAAATACCGCCAACGTTGAACAATCTCACACCACCGAAACAAAAGCAGCCTCTCCGTTGTGATTGATTGCTATCCATTGCTATCTGTTTCTCTTCACAATCGTACACATTTCGTACACCAGGAAATCTGTTTGTGGGATGTGATCAAAGCACCACACAAAACGAACCAAACACTTGAAGCTAAAGATTCGACGATATCGAAATCATAGAAAAGACACCTCCCAACCAAATTCCTCCAACACCTTGTTCAGCATATCCAGTGTTGGCTTGGGAACGTTCTTGGTGTCGGCCACACTCCACGAGCCTACCTCAGCTCCGGTGTGTGCCTTCATCCCGTCATGAAGACAGAACGACTCCTCTGAATCATCGGGCATTTGGACATAGAACTTCCCACTCGCATCAACAACAAAACAAACAGGCACCTTGTTCTCAGGAATCATTGTGTCCTCCGCGTCGTCAAGCCCACAACAACACCAACTCCCACACCTCCCAACACTGCAGCCCCTATCCCAAGCCAAAACAATGGCTCGTGATGGATTGGCTTGAGCCTCTTCTTGAGCTCCACAAATCGCCTCTCTTTCAGCTTGATGATCTGGTCCTTTTGTTCCACGATCTTTGACATCGTTTGTGACTGGATAGCCTGCTGCTTCCGCAACAACTTCACATTCAAACCCACTTGGTGCAACACAATATTGAGCTTTCCAAACAGAGCCTTTGTGTCCTTTTGCAACTGGGCTTGCTTTTGGTACACGCTCAACCGAGAAAGAGCATTGGCTCCCTTCTCAAGGCGAAGCAAAAGTCTCTTGTGCTCAGGCGATGAATAGGAGATGTAGGGTTTGCCCTGCCACCACAGCTTCACAGGCTTGAGTGATGTAGGCTTCACACCCCTTCCACTCGAATCCCCCGGAACACACGAAAGAAATAGAAAGATCAAAACCAGTACTCTCATTGCTGCCATCGCTTGCTCCTTCGTTGGATTTCCTTCATTTGCTCATCGATGTCGAGCGCCTTCAGACGCTTTGCTTCTTTCTCACCATCCCGTCTGATGGATTGGATCTTCTTCTTCAGCGCAGAAAACTGTTGGATGTTCTGTTGGATTTGGCTGATCAACTTCGTCTTGTCTTGTTGCAGAACTTCCGCGTGCTGTAGTGTCTTGTAAATCTTCAGAGCGATCTGGTGTTGCCGGCTCTGCAACTTCCCCACCACCTTCTCACGACGCAAGAGCTCGTTATTTTGTAGCGCTTGAGCGAGATGTTGCTTTGTCTCTTTTAGTGTTGTTTGCAAAGCCCCCACCTGGCACGTCATGACTGGTCCAAAAACACTCAGGATCAGCAGTAGACCAACAACCAACAGGGTAAACACCTTCTCTTTTGTGCTTGATGTCGAAAACCACAAAGAAATGATCTCCATGTCTACTTGTCGTCCTTCGTTGTTGTCGCTTGTGAAGCGCTTGGTTTTGGTGGGAGAGGGCTTGTTGGATTTTGATTGGTCTGGATCTTGGTCTGTGTGATCTTGGTCGTACTGAGCTGCGTGGAAATCCCAGAGACTGTCGCCCGGCCAAGAAGAATCCCTACCATCGCAAGGCAGTAATTCATCGTCACAGAAGAGCCAAACAATCCCCAGAATCCGAAGAACAACCCAAAGAAAAAGGAGAGATACTTCTGGATCTTTTCGTCGTCAGGCTCTCCCGAATCCTGCGCAAACAACCGATACAAGAAGTCTTTCATCACAAGCTCCTACGAGAACAAAGACTCATCCATCTTTGCGATGTACCACTCTCTGGTCTTGGACGCCTTGGGATGGTCGATAGACCAATAGTCCTCGCCTGTTTTGTGGAGCGCGATATCATCAGCACTGAATGTCCACAAGGCTGGTTTTTTGCTTTTGTTTTCCCATTGCTTAAGACAGACAACTGCGTGTCCAAGATCGGGCTTGGGACTTCCAGGTCTCCAATCGTAAAATTGGCCAAAGAAGATACCATCTTCGTCGACATCTTCAGGCTCAACCGCTTCAGCCAACCCCAAGCTAATGAGCCCAACTGGCAATCCCCAGAAGTATTTTTCATCGAGGTCTGTCCGGACATAACATGACTTAAAGAGTTCTTCGCGTGCGGACTCTTTCAATGCATCCCACTTTCCCAGCTTGACCAGCATGAGATAGAGGAACTCAAACACGACTCCGCTGCAGTAGCTCGTCTCGGATTTGCGGAGCGAGATGTTTTGGCTGATCTTGATATCCCTTGTGACCCCGTGACCTTTCCACTCGTAGGGCATGACGGGAATCGACTGGATCAACTCACGGCGCAATTGCTTGGTGTCCATCTCTCACTCCTTCTTTGGGTATATGCGAGGATATCGCTGAAAAATTTCCAGGATCTTATCGATCTTGCCTTCGACCTTGTCGAACTTCTTATTCAGGTGCTTGATGTCTCTTTGTAAACTACGAAGCTGCACACCTCTTTGTGCGTCTCTCAGCTCCAGCACACGCAAACGCTTGCGAAGATTGCGTTGCTCAGACTGGATGGTATCGAGCTTTCTCACTGCGGCCTGTTGGCGATCTTTGATCTGCCCGACATCGCTCCCACCGCGAAATACCAATCCAATCACGGCGAGCAAAACAGTCGTCGCTGTTGCGATCGCTCCAACAATTCCCCAACGCTTCACACCCACATCCAAATCCATCTTCTACTCCTCGCTATGTCGGGAACACACCTTGAAAAAGAACACCACAAAAACCAGTACAAGGAAGCAGACACCAAGAAACCAAGCCCATCCGAGCCAGAGAAGTAACAACACAAACAGAACAAAACCAACCGCAAAAAAAACAACCACCGAGTGACCTGATTTCAAGCTGAATGATGGCCCCATCATCTTTCCTTTATGGCTTAAGAACCGAGGTCAGAGCCTCAACCTGAGCAGCATTCAACGCAGTGTGGTAGAGAGCAACTTGAGAGAAGTCGGCGTAGGACCAATCTGCATTGGGACGCCCACCAATACACACCCCCTCAACAGTGCTGGAAGGTACAGGAATGGCTGCGGATTCGGCTCCGATCTGAACACCATCTCGGTACACGCGGTGCTTGTTTGACTCGCGAACAAAGACATAAACACACCACTCTTTTAATCTTCCGACTGTCCCAACAGCAAACTGAAGTTGACCACCTTGCCAGTAATGCAGGGTACTTCCATAGAATCCCCACCATTGGTAATTGGCACCGTAATCTCCGTCGCGAAAACCAAACATCGTCTGGTAAATAGATGCGGCGATATGGAGCCGTGCCCTGATGACAACCGTCAAATCTCCGGTCGTATGGTAAGGCACTGAATCAGCAGGAGAGAGGTAAATATACTGACCACCATTACAGTTGAGATAGCTTCCATCAGGAGGAAGATCTCTATCAACGATGTCCAGTGGAGTTGCCAACTTTGAAAAAGTCTTCCCACCACTTCCAATGTCAACGAGATTCCCATTGAGAGGAAGCCTCAGAACCGGCGAGTGCTCACCTGTCAAAAATGAGCCGACACTCAAGTCTGCATATTTGTCAGGAAGGAGAAGACTCCCAGCTCCCTGCTTTACACCATCTTTCCAAACAGGCATCTTTCAGCGCTCCAAAGCAACGGTATCCAAGGTTCTCAGCAACAAAAGTCCGATTACTGAAGATCGACGATCTGTGTACTGTCTTGATCCGAGACAGCTCTGAACATGAGCTCAAGCCCAATCGAACCTGCAGCACCTGTTGCAATCGCATCCACATTGAAGACAAGCTCTTGACCACCAGGCAACAACGTTCTGGCAAGACTCCCCATGTTGACGAAAGTGTCATCACCATCTGTGTTCGCGATGGTTGCTGTTGCGAGATTGGTATTGGGATCTTCTTTGGTTGCGACCTGGACAATCGTGTCGTTTGCAGTCCCTGTCGTTCCCAACTTCGCTCTTTGATCTGCAGTGATGGGGACGAGTTGCCACTTCACACCCTTTGGGAGTCTTGGCAAAGTACACTTGCCAATGCCATCCCCCGGAGCCAACGGAAGCGCCAAACTCCCTGTCACAAGAACATGATCCTTGGATTGAATGACCTCTTCCAAAGTCTTGTCGTACTCGCTTTGCAAGACAGGTCGATGGCTATCAAGCTCTCTTTGTAAATCTGACATGGATCTTCTCTCCTCAATTCTGTGGTTGCTAGGGTACGCTTACGAGCGAGGGCGACACAGGATGATGACTTCTTTTGCCCCACTCACTGCATTCTGACTGATGACTTCAAGCTTCTCTCCTATGGCAACGGGGAGTACATCACTCGAAAAATGTTCTTCTTCATCGACTGTGAGAGCGTTGTCAGTGAATTTGATAGCTTCGCTCCCATCGGTATGTGTAAGTGTAGAGGAGACCTCTGATGCTTTGGGGGCTTTGATAGTAAATCGAATCACGTCGAGGGGTTGGTGGAAGGTGATCTCCATCGCCAGCTCATCTGTACCAGACACAATCTGACGGTATATGATGTCTCCATCTGGCCGAATTTCAGGCAAAACAACAGACATGTGAGGCTCCTCTCTTTTGGCCCTTCTCAGACCGCCTTAAAGTGGACAAAAGTGTCGAGAGCAAAATTCAACTTCGAACCGGACACAACAGGCGCAAGTCGATCGTAAAGACCCATCGAAACGTTCTCTTTGCTGTACACTTTCTCGCCGAGATTGACGTTTCCAGTTGTCGCATTCTGGATTGAAACCCACTGGCCAGTCGCAACCAGCCGTCCCTTCCAACTCAAAGGAACCACTGCAAGATTGTCAGATTCCTTCACAACCCCCAGAAGATCAGCAGACAACGCAAAGTCAGGCACCTCGATCCCACTCTCCACTTCCAAAGATGTTGTATCTCCAGTGATATCCGACACAACCTTGTCGACTCTCTTGCTCATCCATCAACTCCCTAAAGAGAAAAGAACGTTCTTACCTTGTGCCACCATCCAAAAAGGGAGCTGGTCCAGGAAGAATGATGATGACCTCAAACACGAGCTCTCTCAGCACAACGACTTCCCATTCAAGTGACTCAGCAGCCATCAAACTTCTCCTGTCGCACAGACGCTTTATGTCCGAAACAAGGGTTGCACGTACAACGTGACAGCACTTCCCTTCAGGACTTGGCCAGATTGCTCAAATCGAGGCTGGATTGTGTACGGTCCTGCGATATCCAAATCGTCAGCTTGTAGGGTGTAAGAGATATACCCATCAGCAGCCGGTTCCTCGATCGTGGCCTCCCACACCACATCCTCTACCGTTCCCTCCTCCCCTGAAGTTGCATTTGGTTTTCGAACATCGAGGTAGACATTTGTGAAGTCTGCAAGACTCAAAACAGGATCTGTGACCTTTGTCCCTGTCTTGCATTTGAGTTTGAGCTTGACACCCACGCTCCCAACAACCAACCCATCGAGCCTCATAGCCTCCCCCCATCGCGGAGTGCTCGTTCCAACAGGTACTTTTGGAACTCCTGAACATAAGGATATCCACGAATATCATCGACCCAATGAGAGAGCCGTCCCTTCGAGAGAGAAAGGAGTTGAGCGATCTCAATTTGTTGAAACCCCAAACACAAAAGCCTCCACACATTGGCGTAGCTTCTCCACAAGATGTACTCACCCTCTTCCGCCTCTGGCCAAGAGAGACGCTGCACCAGACCAATCTGATAAACCTGCCAATCTACCGCAAACAACACACCACTCATAGGACATTGCTCAGCACGTAATTGAACCGCGATAGCTTCCATCTCGCGAAGCAAACATGGTTCAAACAAAGGCGTCGTATCAGCGAGGCCAAACTCCATGTCTTCGGTGTGGAGGTTGATAAAGACTTGCTTCTCTCTCTTTTTGCGCTTGTACTCGTCACAAAAGTGATTGTAGATAAAGCGATTCAAGTACGATGACTTTGAGCCTTTCGCTGGATCGAATGCCCCCAGGTAGTCCTTGCGAAGCAGAGCGCAGATGATCTCATGTTCCTGATCCTCGATTTCTGTGACCCTGAATTTCCGACAATGTGTTTTCACCAGCTTTGCGACCAGCACCAAGTCTTCTTGTGTCAGCTGATATGGAGGCTTCTTCTCCTCCGAATCTTCGGACTCGACGCTGTCCTCTTGGGCGGAGGTCATCCCCTCATGAACGTGAAGAAACCTCGAAGCCAGGCTGTGTAAAAACTCCCACCGCTCAGTGAGATGTTCCTGTCCAGAATCTTTCGGTTTGTGCTTGAATTTAAACCACCTTTTGCTGAGGGTCAGCTGTTGCTCCAGTCCTCCAGCACGCTTCCTTTTGTGTCTCTTGCTCCCTCCAGAGACCGGAGAACGACCTGCGAGCATCCCTTGCTGTAGTGGCAACTCACAATGCTGAAAAAACGAGAGTTGCTTTTGATTTGTTGTTTGCATCTTGCTTTCGACTCCGCCTTTAAAGTTTACAATATCACTCATTATCGTAAACACAAAAGACGAAAGTCAAGCACATATGTTTGTTTGGTATGAACTTGTAGGGTGAGACGCTATGCGTTGTAGGGGATGGATCCGAAAGAGTTTTGCACTCTGGACTTGATGTACAAACCACCTATCTCAAAGGTGTCACCGTTTGAGAACGATGCTACAGCCTGCACGATCATGTTCCCCTGATTGTTGTTGGTGTTGGGATACGAGCCCGCCAAGTCCACATCTTTGACGAAACGCTCTTCATATCCGGTTGAAGAGAAGTTTGTGGGGGGTTTGGAGATGTCGATGGCCTGGCCGGAGTCGTAGACTTCAATGTTGAAGAGAGCGCCTGTGTTGGAACACTTCACAGGGATCACGATCACATCAAGATTATCAGCTCCCCAGGACTCAAAACCTGGAGGAAGAGGAACACACCAAGACACGATCAACGAAGCACTTCCTGTACCTGTTGCGACGATCGCAATCTCCCCTCGGGAGAGATTGAGGATAGGACTCCCGACATTGGCATTGGAAGCCGAAACGTGCGCGAATGTCGGAGGAAAGTACATCACTTCCCCAAGTCTTCCAGGGACACGCTCCCAACGTCCATTCCCAGCGCTGTACCGAAGGACATCTTTGTCAGCTGACGCAATGTCTTCAACATTCCCGACCTTGCCCAATGTAGAGGCGCGGACTGTATCCCAAGATGTCCCATCATGAAGATACAATCCACCTGCACCCAGACCTGTCGCGGGAATCGTCAGATCCCCCTGTTGAGAAGATGAAGGAAGGCTCGAAGAATCACCAGACGGGATCACGCGGATATGTGGATAGTTTGGATTCGTTTTATCAACGTGTAGACCGATCCCACCAGTTGCCATGACACCAGGCCCAGCGTTGCTTACACCTGTCCCAGTCGAACCAATCCCCATCACACCGACTCCGTTAAAGAAACTCGTCGCCATACCCAAAACACCAATCCCACCATCAAGCTGTGTCTGCCCTTTCACACCGTGAAATCCACCAACTCCTGAGACACCAGCGTCACCAATGTTGGGTTCACTTAATCCCTCCACACCAACAGCAGCTCCCTGGCCTTGAAACGAACCTCCAACTCCATCAGAAGGCCCACCTGTCGCCTCAATACCTGGATCACTTCCTGTCGCAGAGATCGCAAGACTTCCAGTCATAGAGTCCCCGGACTTTGAGACTTTGGTCGCAACATCTTGGGGCTCAATGAAAGATCCGAACTTGGTAGCTCGTATGGGAACTTCGGAGTTTGCGACAATGCTCTGGCCATTCACTGCGTCAAACTCACAAAGAACCCCATCCGTAATGAGCACCTCGTTGTCCTTCAGGATCGGTGCAGGTTGATCGTATGGTTCGATAACAAGCTCAGCAGACCAGCGGTACAGATTCGCGCCCTGCTGCACAGTTGAAACACCAGGCATAGACACCTGAATCACGTCAGGATCGGTCTCGTATGTAAGGCGCCGCTCTGTCACACGCACCTTCAAGAAGCTCTGTTCACCGACGATCGCAGACAGTCTGGGGATATCATCAAGTGCAACATTGTATCCCTCGAACGCACAACGACCGGATGTAATGTCCCACCCTCCATCAGAACCATTCACCATCCCTTCCACTGCGAAGTCCTCATGTGAAACTGTGTGGGTCAGGGTTTCATTGTAAATGCTTCCTGGAGTGGAGTTCGTGAGAAGGACTCGAGCGCGATACCCAAGAATGGGAGCTGTCAAAAATTCTTGGTGCGTGATCGTGTGGGTGATGTCACCAACATTTGCAGAGGATAAGGTCTTTCCGTTTGTGAGCGTAATCCGCTTACCAAAACCTGGATTTGAAGCTGTGATTGCGAGCGTCCCCACGTTATTAATCGCAGTGATCATCGCCGCTCGGACTTCCTGCATATTCCCAGCTGACGCGATATCAATTGCGACATGGCCAGGCTCAACAGAAGCGTCCTTGTCAAATTCAAATGTCGTGGGTGGGTTGGTACCATCATCAAGGACAAAGGTCTCTCCATCCTGAAACTTTCCAGCCTCCAGCGCGGTGATAAAACCCGACGCAAGAATGGGGACGATCGCAGCTTGGATATCTATCGAGTTGGAGTTGATTGTGCTCGCGAGAATATCAGCGACAATTTGGGCATGGCTTGCCGAAGAGATATCAACAGAGATATTCCCAGCCCCAACTGTCGCGTTCTTGTCGAACTCATAGACTTCCTGTGGATTGCCTGCCTGTGGTGGTATGATGACAACTTCGCCATCGTTGATCTCATCAGGTTCCACAACAAAGATCGCACCAACAGCAGTGTTCAACCGGGCTCCAGCCATGCCGCGATGAGTGAAGCCTTCATCAACGACGGTGTCCACAATCCGTGTGTTTTGTTGTTCACGATCGATGACTCCTGCAAATGAAGTGTCTGTGTTGAACAAATCGATCCCTGGCCCAACACCTCCTCCACCTAATGCAACGGGCTTGCTCAAGGTTGGTTGCGCGGTGATGTTGAGACCAGAGGTGTTGATCGCGTTGATGACAGCGTTCCGAACGTCATCAACAGAGGACACAGCAGAGACGTCAATTGCAGTATGTCCAGGGTCAACACCATTCCCGATCACATCGAACTCAAAAGTGATTGTTGTGCTGCCATCTGAGATCGAGAAGGTCTCTCCATCGCTGAGGCGATCTTGGCCAACAATGGAGATATGACCATCTGCAGGCTTGCTTTGCCCGATGAGTCGGTATGTTTTGTGAAGTCCTTCCAGACGCAACATACCCACAACATCGCGCCACATCTCCACCATCGAGCGCAGGAGTACTTCGGTGTTGAGATTGAGTTGAAAGTCCGCAATGATTGAGGGGATCGGAAGAAACTCGACCTTGCGAAGATGGCGCTCTTGCTCCACAAGGACAGAAGTATTTTTGAGAGGGAAAGGTGTCATTGGGCTCTCCATGGTGTATAAAGCTGAATACCCTCTCTATACAGGAGAGCCAAAGAAACAGTTGCAAACACAGCATCCGCAATGATCACTCACACTGAAGAGAAATGCGGATGCAAAACCCATAAAAAACATACATGTAAATCATCAATGTTTTTTTTCAATCTTTTTTCTTGACAACCCTTGGTAAGTGCCTACCTTACATTGGTAGGTGGTCGCTTACCAACAGGTGAATCACATACACTGAAGGAGAAACAGATATGACCCAAAAAACCCCTTTCAGCAAATACTTGCGTGAAAAACGCATTGAGGCTGAAATGAGTCTGCGTCACTTGGCCAGTATCTTGGGGGTTTCACATGTCTACTTGGGAGAAGTCGAAAGAGGTGTACACAAGACACTTCCACGTCGACACTGGCCCAAACTGATCAACGCAATAGAGAACATCACACTCGAAGCACTAGAAGAAGAAGAAGCAAAAAGCAACCCGGTATTGCTCTCCCTCGAACAAGTCCCTCCCAAATACAGGGATGTGGGTATTGCTCTCGCGAGAAGAGTAAGGGATCAGGATCTAGAAGAAGACGATCTTGAAATGATCTTGAAACTACTTTTGAAATGAGATGATGGATGTCAGGCTTTTTTGACAGTGAAACAATCACAATGCCCGGTCTCTCAATGAGAGACATTGAGTCTATAGGAGAAGACCTACTCCAAGAAGTGGAGCCATCAGCACTCACAGAACCTACGCAGCTCGATGTCTTGGATTGGTCAGACCACAAACTCCAAACAATAGGATTCCATGTCGTACCAGTCCGTCGCTCGGAGCTTGAGCTTCACAACTGTCGAGAAGGAATGGCAGACCATAGAGGACGTCCAGGAGATCCCATTGAGCTTTTGATTGAAGATGAGTTTTTTAGTGAATTGATTGAAGGTGGAAGACTTGCCAATCGTGCACGTGCGATTATCATTCATGAACTCAGCCACGGAATCTTGCATGTGCCTTTGCTCAGACAATACCAATACGATCTTGAAGAAGCTTTTCCATTGAAACGAGCCCCTCTCCGAGAGATAAAGACTTTTCAACAACCTGAGTGGCAAGCCTGGGCCTTAACTGGAGCAATTATGGTGCCTCGATGCACTTTGTTGCAGTTTCCACCAAACACACCCCGGAGCCAAATTGCAAGCTTCTACGGAGTAAGTGAAAAGCTATTAAGCCATCATATCAGACGATTAAGACTCGAAGCTAGGTATTCGTGCCCCTAAAGCACAAACAGCCGCAGCATTTGATTTTTGGCTGTGGCCATTTGAAGCTGAACCCTCCGGCTCATTGGTCACAAGACATTTTACCGAAGAATAAAGCTGACATTGTTGTAGCAAACATAATCTGCATATTCTTCCACAAAATGTCAAGTCTTCAAGGTGAGGGAAGCAATGAGGAGCGAACATCATGAGTCGCAAATCCCCAAGTGCGCCCGAAGGTTACGAGTATATCTACGTCACTCATTATCGACATGCCAAGTCAGGCAAAGTGATATACGCACGGAACTACGGGAAAAAAGTCTTTAGGCTTTGTGTCCCCGTAAACCGAACAGAGAAGTGATCATCGGTTGTTCAAAACCCTGAGGGGGAGAGTTGGTATCAAAGCCAATTCTCCCCCCATTCCTTTTCCCACTCACTTTGGAGAACAAGAATGTACAAAGTGTATCGTGGTATCAACCACACAAAAAAAGAAGTGTATTTTGGTGTCGCAAAAGACGTAAAGGCACGACGTGACGGAAGTCATTGCCGAGGAGGAACAAAGGCCCTGAAGCACTGGAATTGTGAAAAAGATCGCATCGTTTGGAAAGAAATCTCCAATCACTACAAACAAGAGAGAGCATCTCAAACAGCCCACGCGCTCGAAAAGAACTACAAACATCCCCAAAGGTTCAAAAACATTCAGACATCAGGCATTTAGGAGGAAGACATGTTCAATTTTACCGAAAGAATAGGCAGTTCAACTCAAATCCACAACACAATAAAAGCACACATCGACGAGGAAGGAGACTCGTACGACAAATGGTACATTGGGATCACCAAGGACGTAGACGCTCGCCTCTTTGGAGATCACAAAGTCGCAAAGAAAAATGCATGGTGGATCTACAGGAAAGCCATCAATAGCGACCACGCGCGCGCTGCAGAAAAAAGCCTGATAAACCTAGGATGCGATGGTGGTGACGGTGGCGGTGATGATGAGACAGTCTTTGTCTACGCTTACAAAAAGACACCCACCACAGATCCCTGAGCCCCTCCACTCTCGCCGACTAGGCAAACACAACATTTACAGGCTTCGGATTTTCCGCATCATCCGCATACAACAACTCCCTCCTTATCGTCGTGTTGATAAACTCCTTCATCTCATCGCTCACAACCCCCTGAATCGTGATCGTGATAGCCTGATCAACCACAGGACCAAACAGGTAATTGTTTTGGTCATTTACACTACCAGCTGAATCGATCATCGCCGCCGTGGGCAACCCCAACACAGAGCTGTTCGCAAACACAAACGACCCTCGACGAAGCCCAGAGAGCGTGACAGAAGCGTTGGGGATCAACAACCCCAGGTAGAACTTCAAACCATTCTCGGTGAAGCGAGAGCTGTGTATCTCGTTCGCCTTGGACAACAACCGTCTCAGGTTGGCTTCAGGGTAACCCGGTACATTTGGGAACAGCAACCCAGCCTCTTTGAACAGCCAAGGCAATGCCTCAACAGGAGCCGTCTCAGGATCGATCAAGTCAGCCATACCATCCACGATCCCATCGAACTGACCAGCCAAAGCATCCCACACTGGAAGATACTTCCCCATCAGGACAGGATCTTGATCCTTCACACCAGGCGGAACAGCATCGCGATATCGATTGTCCAACTCTTGAGAAAACGCAGAGGCCACCTTCAACTCAAAAGGCAAGACCCGCAACTCCTTCTGTCCAAAGGCGTCCTCAACCAAACAACGAACAACCCCCTCCTCTCTATCAGAGAGAACATTCAACGAACCAACATCGTCATTTGCGAAGATGATTTGTGTGGCCACCAAACCAGCACCATCAACATGAGGAGGAAACACAGAATCCGTCGACAAAAAGTGCCCCAATACACCAAGTCCAGGAAACTCAATTTCCACAGCCTGGCTCCAGCCTCTGGAGGGAATCGCTCCATCCTGCCTTGCCACTTTGAATTCCCTGTTAGCCGACAATATCAAAGACGAAGCGATCTCACTCTCATGGAGAACAAGATCAGAAACTTCGATCTCAGGTGGACGGCGCCAAAGATAAATGGACAGTGACGCTGCGCCTCCACCCAACTCTATCCACTCACTCGTTGCAGCATCCCGACCATAGATGTATAGGGTGCGAAGACCATCTTCCTCGTCGTCATTCAAGATGAGATCGTCTATCAAGATCTGCGTTTCGACAACGCTCCCTGCATGAAGAAGCACACCCAAACTCTCTGTGTTCTTGCTACCATGTACGTTTGGAATGTATTGGCCTGTACTGTGACTCCCACCTCCTACACGTACTTTGTACGCGTTGAGAGCTCGCGTGTCGTGGTGCCAGCGAAGTGTGAGAACATTGAAGGGAGGAAGAGTCGCGAGCTCAATTCTACTTTGGAAGTCAAGAACGATCATGTCTGGCATCGTGCGGCTCCCCTCATTTATGGCGTGTATCCAACGGTCTGTACGTTGCGCGATGTCGCGATAATCGTCGCCCCCTCATTCGTCACAAAAGCATTTGAAGGCACAGGGATATCAGCGACTGGACTCCGAATGACAAAGTCATTTTCGACTTCTGATCTTGCAGCCAGGACACCACGAATCTCATTCACATGAAGTGTCTGGCCAGCTTCGCGCAAGAAGGAGACCTCTTGGGTTTCTCTGTCAACTTGCGTTGTCAAAGGATCGAGCAGCTTCTGCAAGTCAGCGACAACTGCAAGCTCAACTTCTGCACTGATGAATCCTTGCTTAGTCGTGAAAAGTACATCGATCACAGGAACCACAAATGCAGGATCATCAACCTGCACAAAAAACCCCATCCCAATTTTTGGCTCAAGGGCTGACCTCAAAGCACTCTTCAAAGAAGGTGTTGCGGTGCCTCCACCACTCGGAACAATCCCCACGATGATCTGGTCTCCAATCAACACACTCTTTGCGCGTGCGATACCAGAGAACAACTCCGAAAAGGTATCGATCTCTTTGAGCGTTCCCAAAAACTCTCGGGTTCGAGTCCGCAGTTGAGCCTTCTTGACGATCTCTGTCTTCGAGTCTTTGGGCTCCCCACCTTTTGCACGTAGCGGATTTGTCACAGATGATGGTGCTGGTGACGGTGATTCAAAGACATACGTAAGGTTGTCCTTGGGGACATTCGACTCAAGCCCACCACCCACACGATAAAAGACCTCCACACTTTGGAGAGCTGTCGGAATAACACCATTTGCGCCATCTCCAAACTCTATTTGTGTCTTGCCATCTGTTCGCAAAGATGTGGTGAAGTGCTTATCTGTTGCTCCTGAATCAACAAGGGAATCCACCTTGTTCCAAAACACACCGAGGACTTTGACCCGAACTGAACCGTCGATGACCAGTGGTTCGTTCAAGATGACAGCCTGAAACTTCGTACCGTCTGAAGTGTATCCTTGCTCCAAAGAGCGACCAGCGATCATCGAAACGGACACTTGAGAAACACCACTCCCAACACTGAAGGCCAGCTCGTTCTCAAAAAAGACCTCTTCGACTTCTCCCACGATATTTCTGTTTGTCACCTTCAAAGCATACTGGTTGAAGGTTCTAGCTGTATACGGTGAAGGAAGTGTCACAAGGAGATCGACACGAGCTGGTGTTGCACTCTTGGGTGTGTAACCTGCTTTCTTTGCGTGTGCGATGATCATCTTCTCTTCGCGTGCTGTAAACAAAGAGAATTCTTGTGCAAATGCATTCGCCAGATTGACTCCCTGCACCAACGCTTTGATGTAAAGTCGGAGTGCAAAAAAGCCAACATCCCCAGGTGCATCAATGTTCCAGTCTGGAAAGACCTTTCTGGCGATGTCTCGGGCATGTGCAATAAAGTCGCCTTCGTTGATGGTCGAAAAAGGATACTGCCAACCATCGAAGAATTCGGCAAATTGCACAAGTTTGTTTTCAGCCACAGCTCACTCCTCTACTCATCAATGTCCAGACCAAGCCCAAGACGTTCTGAAGACAGGTCTTCAAATCGCGAACGCTCCATGTACTCAATCTCAATACCAAGCTTGCGGCTTGCTGGTTCCCTCGCAACATCAATGGAAGACAGCAACATTGTCGGAATGTATTCCGTGATGGCCTGCTGTGTCAGCACCAACGCAATCGGCCTGCTCGACTCATCAGCAAGTGTCTCTTGTTCAAAAGAGTGTGGGGGAAAGCCATACCCCACATCGTCGATTCGTTGACCTGTTTGGGTGCCAGCCAACATGTTGAGTTGCGAGCGAGATGTTTCATCTCGTGCGATGGCTCCACCGGAGTCGAGCTTCATCGGGAAAAGAAAAGTGAATGGCTTTGACATTGCGTGTCCTCTAGTTGTCCGGGAACTTCAGCTTATTCCCTTTCACAGAGACTGGCATATCAGGGAATGGCGGTGTAGGAGCGGGTGGACTCGTCGGGCCTGATGGTGAGGGGTGAACGTGACTAGCAGCCCATGTCTTGAGCTGTGTCCACAATTCGTTCATGCGTTCATATATCGCAGGATGCACAGCCCCATTGCCCACTGTAAGCTCGGCATCTGCATCTTTATTCTGCAAAGTCATCCCAAGACCACCATCAATCCCCAAGACAATGGACTTGTCGGGCTTCAACTCGATGGATGTCCCTGATGGCGAACCATCAATGATCTGCGAGATCTTGATGGACTCCCCCCCTGGCTTTTGGGAGATGCGAAAGAGCGTTGCACCAGGCTCTTGTGGCGCATTCACTTCATCAGGATCACCTGTGTATCGCAGCTCCAGAAAGGGCTCGTTGGCATCTTGCGCTTGCACGAGCTCCCAGCGGCTTGAAAAAGAGAGCTGCTTTTGTGGAAAAGCATCTTCGATATCAGTGGGGAGTGTGTCTTCGAGAGGAAGAAAACCAGTGTACACGAGATGGTCTTCGTCTTCTTCACCAAGCTCGGCGCGCTCTGTTGTCACCCATACTGCGAGCTTCTCAGCGTATTTCTTCAACCATAAATCATCAGGTGGAGAGAAGCGACCAAAGGCATAGCAAGGCCGTGCCCAGCGAGGCTCTCCCTTGTACACGACTTGAAGCCAGCCCTTCTTTGAACTCTCAGGTTGGGTGTCTTGTTGGCCAGACTCTGGCTGGATGATACGGGCAAGTGTCAGCATCACAAACTCCATAACGCATTGTTTCGCTCTGGCTTGTTACTGGTAATGAATTAAATCTGTTGCGGTTTTCTTGATTTTAAAAAAGCATGTGGCTACTTTGTTGGATATGTGGTTGAACGCATGACACGTTAAGACACTGAACATACGTACACTGACTTTCGTAAATCATGAAATCATTCAATCGCAATTGCGAGGACAACATGGATCAACAAAAAGTAGACAAAATCATCCAGTGTGCATTGGCTATAGCTTCCCAGGCTGACGACTTCAGAGATCGTGAATTGGGACCAATTCACCTGATCAAATACGTTTACCTTGCGGATTTGGCTTACGCACAATCTCATGATGGCGAAACATACACAGGAATCCCTTGGCAATTCTATCACTTTGGTCCATGGGATTTGGGGCTATTCCAGCATTTGGATGATGCAACTTCTCTCAACCACATCCAAAGAAGAGAAATCCAAAGCGAATATGACAAAGACTTTACCCGATGGCGCTATACCAACCGCCACGATGCTAGCATTGATGAAGAAGCATTCAGATCGCGCCTACCTGTTTCCATTTTTTCAACATTGAAAAACAACATAAAGCGTTTTGGACAAGATACGTACGAACTCTTGGATTTTGTTTACAAAACATCACCAATGTTGAACGCAGCTCCTGAAGAGTTTTTATCCTTTGACTTCAAAAAAACAACTCCCCTTCCATCCAGTCAAGAGGAAAAGCTCACTGCCAAGCAACAAAAAAAGAGAAAAGCCACCCTCAAAAAAATCCAGGAAAAGCTCGCAGAGAAGAGAAAAAAACCTCGCCGAAAAAGGCTAAAAAAGGCTGCCGAACCAGTGTACGATGAGGTTTTTGAGAAAGGTGTTGAGTGGCTTGATAGCCTTGCAGGGTCGCCAGTAGAGGAGCATTCTGGCAAAGTGCTTTTCGATGAAAATGTGTGGAAATCTCCAAGCAGAAGGAATACAGATGACGACTGCTAAACAATACCCTTCCGATTCGATTCAATTCAGTGTGGAAGCTGGAGGCGATCCATGGTGGGAAAAGACTGCAACCAAAGAAATAGAAAGGGGGCGGTTGGTTTGGGCTTTTTTACCACATGTAGATCAAATCCCCAGTATACTGCTCCCAGAAGGAAGAGACGATCCCACAGATCATAATTCAGCACTTTTCAGGATCAAATCACTGAACGTAAAAAAACCACCACCAGAAAGCAGAGACAGCTTACCAATAGCGGCAATGCCGAAGTTTGCAGGTGAGGTTTACAGCGTTCATAGAGCGAAGAAACGACCAGCTCTCCTCCTGTCCCGACCGATGGAAGAGGTGGATAAAAAAATGAGGCAGGGAATGGCAAGGATAAAAACGAATCCAACCTTGCTGTTGGTACCATCATACGGAGCAAAAGATTCAAGAACTTCAAAGGGATGGAATACAAAATTCCTCAAAAGAATGAGAAGAGGGCATTACCCACAGTTTATATGGGATATGCTTCCAATGCCAGGTACGACAACAGAATCCGTTTTTCGACTAGATCATCTGCAACCAATGGGTTCTCATCACCAAACATACGAACCAACCGAATACAAGTTAAGTGACACAGCACTACAAATAGTCGAGGATTGGTTTTTTTGGTACCTGACAGGTCTCATCGACGAAGAAAGCGAACTTGAAACAATCAGAGAGTTGTTGATGGAGTTGAAGGCTTAGTCAAACAAACTCCTACCGCCCAAACTCTACCTGCACCTTGAATGTATCTCCCCACCTTTGCTCAAGCTTGTACAAATACCAAAGCCCTTTGTATCGACCAAATGGAAACTTCACCTCATAGGATCTTCGGCAACTCACAAAGACATTCCCGTGAGTCCAGCAAGACAAGGTGGTACCGTACTTTTTTGCTCGCGGCTTTTGGATCTGCACGCCAGATGCCTTCGTCCCCTTGGCTCCTTTCCCACCACTCCCCTTCCCCAAGCCACCTGTAAATCCCGTTGGAGTCGTTGCCTGTCGAGGAACACCTTTCCCTCCAGGCAAAGCTCTCGCTGATGGCACAAAGGATGTCTGTCGTGGTACGAAGTACTTCTTCACATCCTTCCACTTGTATTGACCGCTCAACGTCCCCGAAAAGAGGCTCCCAATAGCAAGCCCCTTCGGGAGCAATCCAGCCTTTTGATCTTTCACCAACAACTCTCTGTTGATACGGTAGTTAAATCCCAGGTCCGAAGGCGGATTGTCACCATCACTTCCAGACAATACATCCTTGCGTTGTGCGCCTTTGTTCAACGTATCCGATGGTTGCACTGCACTCCCCACAGAACGTCTACCACGAGCATTCTTCTTGACGTCCTTGTGGTGTTGAATCTCTTTTCCAGCTGCGTCTTGCTTGTTCTCTCGCAAACTGATCCCACGAATCACGAGCTCCGCATTTGGACTCGTTGGATCGTATGCAGCCTGGTTGACAGAGACCAAACCAGGACTTTGGTATACAAACGATACAGTCCCCTTGTCCGCGATCAGATCGTCTTCAGGGACAACGTGGACTTTCTGTATGCCATCCGAAGAGTCTGGCTCCATGAAAAGACGAGCTCGGGCATTCACGAGATGGTTGACCTTCTTCTTTGCACCCCCATCTTTTTGTGTCTTTTTGCTCTTACCCATCAACAACCGAATCACAAAGTCATAGTCGTTTTCGTCTTCGTTTTGGCTGACATGGTTGCCATATGTGAACTCGTAATCCAGCTCTGGATGAATCTTGATCTGCTTGATTGCGATCCCATGCTCCGTCAGTATCCCCTCAACGATATCGCTGATCTTCAAATGGGAACGAAAGTGGAAGTCCCTGCTGTACAAGAATGGGAATCCCTTCACAGGGATCGCCGGATAGGTGACACGACCAGGCTTGCTTCGAGTCAACTTGAAGAGTTCTGTATGACAGACCATTTTAATTTCGGGCTTCCCATTATCCGGCAAGATCGGCTGGTACTTTGTGACAATCCCTTCAAACACCAAACGCTTTGTTGTTCGTCCAGGGATGTCCACAGCATATCCACCTGTAAATCGGCACTTCAGGCCTTCAATGACCTTCTCAATCCAGTATGTTGCCCCGTGCTTGAGTTGAAAGGAAAGTTGGTCGATCGCACTCTCCTCTTGCAAAAGTGACACAACCGAAGATCCCAGCTGCTTTGTCACGTCAAGGTACGTCCCTCTTTTGTCTGGATCCTCAAGCTCCAATTTACGATAAGGAGTCAACTCATGTTGTGGCATCAGAACAACTTCCTTTGTAGCTCAGCCTCTTCTTGAGTCGAGACCAAGGCATCCCGAAAGTCTTTGGGGATGATGATTGTCTCGCCGACACTCCAATCTTTGGCGCGCCTGATAGGATTGGCATCAGCAATAATCCACCAAAGCCCAGTATCATCGTAAAATGTATCAGCAAGAGAGTGATACAAAAAGTTCGGCCAATTCATGAGATCGGCTTGCGTGACTTTGTACTCAAGAGGATCATCACTCTCAAAGCGAGGACGAATGGCCGGCTCAAGTCCCCTGTTTGTTTGGTGTTGTTCATAGAAAGGCTCAACCATATTGGTCTCCTAGATGACCTGCGTAAGTAGTGTCGAAGCCAAGCCAAGTGTCGACTCTTGTGCTGCCAACGAAGCCCGCATCCGTTTGTTGATCCTGTTTGACGTCCCCTCTTCAAGCACGACCAGCTTGATGGGAACACTACATCTTTCGGGGACAAGCAAACCATTGAAGAGGATTTCGTTGATGGGTGCTGTCAAGAGCTTGCACTTCCACCAACGCACACCAAACACAAACAAACAATCTGGAGGTGGTTGGTTCGTCTCCTTCCCGCTGATCTGGTCAATCAGTCGTCCTCGTTGTCGGATAAAGGATTCGAGAACAGCCTCAACACCGAGCGTACCCACAAGAGGCGAAACGACTTTCACGAGGTTGGAGTCAACAGATCCTTGTGTCCGGTCAAAGAGAAGATCAAAGGAGATGAACTTCGGTCCACCAGAAGTCCATGTGACAATCGGCGCATCAAAGCCAGGTACATTGTCGATCTCATAATTTGGCTTCTTGTCAAACGTGATCTGGATGGGATTGAATTGGAAGGCCAACGCCAAAGGAACCTTTGTGTTGATCAACGCCCCTCTCACAGCACGAGCTCCAAAGGCATCCTGGATCGTCGTCATCAGTTGGCTCCTCTGAGCTCGGCGTCTTCCACAACACGCTTCAGGGCTGGCAACAATTCGCGAGCGAGCTCCTCAGCATCTTTGATCTGGGTCTCGATATTGATGGCCCCCTCTTCAAATTTAAAGATGAGCATCTTCTTTGCCGCCGAACCCTGGACTTGACGGGATTGACTCGCCATCTGCTTTTGTGTTCCAGCTTGAGAGAGCGCCGTTTGGCCAAGGTCACTCGCTTTGGGAGCAACCGCGCTCTGCTTCAGGGCTGGATTCATGAAACGCTTTGGGACACTAGGCATTTTGGATGTTGAGAAAGATTGTTGTGCCCTTTTCCTGGAAGCAATGAATCTGTCAGCAAAGCTCAGCATGGGCTTCGTGGGCTTTGAGCTTTGGCGTGCGTCGCTGACATCTTTGTTCCGTGCTGTGATAAAGGCCTGCACAGCCTTCCCAATGATCGGAACTCTCTTCAAACGCTGAAGTGCTGCATCAAGATACCCCATAAAGCCGCGCCACACCCACAACACACTGTCGCGAATATCTTGCCAAAGAGCCTTCACCAAAACGCCAGCGGCACGCCAGAGCATCGTGACAGTGCTTGTCATCCACTTCCACTTACTGACAAACCAGTTGATCACAGCACTCGCTTCCATTTTGAACTCGCGCCAAAGAGTCGAGAAAAAGGCCTTGAGGGGATTCCAATACGTCACAATGAGAAGAGGAATGCGCAAGAACCCAAGCCCCAAAAAGCTCAAGCTGAGGATCAACAAATCCAACCAAATCCCTGATCGCTTCATCCAGCCTGTCCAAGTGTCCCAATACCGAATGGCCAAGAACACAACCCCTACAAGAGCTACGATCCCAGCAACAACCAATCCAATAGGGTTGGCGTACATCGCCACGTTGAGTCCCGTGGTGGAAGCCGTCGCGGCTGTCTGTGCAGGGATCAGAAAGGTAAACAAAGTCGTGGCAATACGCTGGACACCAAGTACAAAAGCGGTCGTGGTTCCGATGATAAATTGAGGGATCATCAACGATATTTTCGCCAAAGCAAACGCACCGAAGATACCAATCACAGCACCGATCGCCTCACCAAACTTCCTCGCTTGGCGTCCACCTTTGCTGAAAAACCCAATCATCTCACCAACAGCCATCCCAACTTTGAACACGACCCCAATGAACGGAAAGATGATGTTCTTTGCTGTACTGAATCCCTTTCGGAGCCCGACAACCAAGCCCTCGATGAAGTTGAGAACCTCTATCTCGATCAGCGCTACACCCAACAGCAACGGACCAAGCACATTTTTGATGGCCTCTTTCGACATCTTTCCCTTCTTTGAAAGAGTCTCAAAAGCCCGGCCTATACCACCAAGAGAGAATTGCATGACCTTTAGCGTGAACCGAAAGACACTACCAATGAGGCCAAACGTAGCCCTAACCACAGGGGCTCCACGCTTGACAGCCCTCATGATACCGTTAACGAGACTTGCCATGTCCGACAGATCTTGTTTGACCTTCGGCTTGATGGCATCAAACAGCTCTATCTTGAGCGCTTCGACGGCGCTCTTGAAAATATCCATGCGGCCAGCGACTGTGTTCATCATCTTCTCATAGAGCTCCGCCGTCGTCATGGCCCCTGCCATTTTCCCCTGAACCTCCCCAAGGGACTTCCCTATCGCCTTAATGATCGCATTGAATGCAGGCCCAGTTCGCTTCCCAAAGAGTTTGAAGACCAAGTCTTGCCGCCTTGTTAACGGAGCTAAGCGTTGAAAAATAGTGATTAAGCCGTTGGTCTTGGGATTCAAATCAGCCATCGAAAGATTAAGGAAAGACAAAGATCGTGTGAGGTTTTTTGAGGGCGTCTGGATTGACGCCAGAACATTTCGCAGCCCAATACCCCCGGCCTGTCCGCGAAATCCACCTTTGGCAAATAACGCAAGGACCGTGACGGTCTCCTTGAGGCTTCGACCCGTTGCGGCCGCAACGGGTCCAGCTTGCCGCAACGCATCCTTCAGTTCAACCGCAGATGTGTTTGCCGCGTTCATTCCGGCCGTTAAGACATCTGTCACGCTCTTCGCTTCGCTGGCTTTGAGCCCAAATACATTAACTGTATCTGTAACCATCTGCGTTGACTTTTCCAACGTCAGCATGGCCCCACCAGCAAATTTCAAAGCTGGCCCAAGGACACTGATAGACGCATCAATCCCTAGCCCAGCCTGCCCCAGGATCTTGAAACCACGCGCAGCATCACGGGCTGCAAATGACGTCGTCGCCCCTAAGCGCTTAGCTTCGGCCCGGAGTCTCGCAACTCCTTCGGATTTGGCTCCCATTACACCAGCTGCAAATGTTAGCTGCTTATCAAAGTCCGCTCCTGTCTTGATCACATCCATCAACCCGGAGCTGATTCCTCGAATCCCACGTCGAATCCCACTAAAAACCCTCGCTGCAGTGATTCCTATCAACACATTGCGTAAGGCGCTCATGCTCGTACTGGCACTTCGAGTTCGTCTAGTTAAACGAGAAAGGCTTGCGGAGAGCTGCCCCGATGAGCTTGTAAATTGCCGAGCCGATCGCGAGGCTCCCTTTGCGTTTTGAGCAAATCGTTCGATCCCTTGTGGCTTGAGCTTCTTATCTCGCCTCGACATTTTATCGATGGATGTAGATAGAAGGTCGATTTCCTTGCGTATCTTTGCAGCGTTGGATGTTGCATTGTCTACCAATTTCACGATGAAACCGAAAACGAGATCTTCCACGACACTCTCCTTTGGTACAAGTATCCCCCTTGCCATTACCGGCAGAAAAAGAGGATGGTTGCTTTGGAAAAAGGCTCGTGCTAGTTTCTTCACATATTCTTACAACGGACAAAAAATGACAGGACAGGAGTCTAGCGCAATGGAGTATTACAGGGCGGATGCACGGAAAAGAACAGAGAAAAACAATGGCTGTTTGCTCTACGGATGTAGTTTGGTCCCTGCAGTATTCGTATGGGGAATTGTCTCAGTAATGGAGCCCACCTGGGGAATGCTCGGGAACATAATGCTCCTCGGGCTCATCTTTATCTATCTCGGGATCTCGCGGATGAATACAAAGCTCCCACCCGCCAAAATGAGCTTGGTTCTATGGCTATCCTTGCTCTGCGTTTCCGGCATCCTTTTTGCTCACCTCGGACGGATAGGCGAAGGAATCCAAAGGGAAGAAGAAAAACAGCTAGCCCAAAAGCAAAAAGATAAACAAGAAAAGCTAGCCAGGATAAAAAGCCTTATAAAAGAAGCTAAAAAAAGCATAACAACTTCAGATACATCAAAAGCATTCACCTTGCTACGCAAGGTCCATAGGGTGACCTCTGGAAAAAACGGCACCGCAAATCGTGTCCTCAAGGAGCTGAAACTCATAACCTCAAAGAAGTACCTGATCCAAGTGATAAAAAACATGAGCGAACAAGAGTATAGTAAATTCGAGAAGAATGGATACGTCGCTGCACGTCATAAAGTATCCACACCTGAAATCAACAACCTCCTCAAAAGAAAGTTACACCTCCTGAAAAACGAGGCAACAAAACTAAGAAGGCAGATGAAGAGAGAGAGAAGGCAGAGAGTCCAAAACTGGATAAATCAAGCAAATCATGTCGCTAGAAGTCGTGATCTGTGTGGGCGTCCTAAGGCTATAGCAAATGCATGGAATCTCCTCCGCAAAATTCGCAGACAGGATCGAGTTTACAAAAAAGCATCCAATGCAACAAAGAGGCTCGAAAGATGCAGGAGAAGGGCTGAAAGGGAATGGGGGCAGGCTCTTCGGGGGGTGATGAAAACCCAACGTTCCACTCACTGTGCTAAACTACACAAGATCATGGTTTCAAGGGGTATCCGTGTTTCCTGTCATGGAAAATACAGCGAAACTATAAAGTTTAAATGGGTACTCTTTTCACGATCTAGTTCAAGGGTCTTCCTGAAGCCGATTTTTCAAGGGCTTGAGAAGATAGGATTCCGTTACATTTATGTCGATAATTCCAGGAGAGCATGGAGCTACAAACTCCACCCCCAAGACGAAAGCAAAGCGGGAAAAATGATCTTGAACCAGATGGGGTTGGGCTCCCCACTAAAATTCCGCTACCCAGAGACAAAGACAAGGTAATCCCCTAAAGAAGGCTGACTTTAATGGGGCCGCCCTTTTTACGGGGCGGAGAGAGCCTTGAGCATCCAAACCTCCAAGGCGAGCGAGAGGCTGGCTTCAATGGGGCCGCCCCTTTTTATCGGGCGGAGAGGCTCGTGCGCAAGGCTACCGTTCGGAGGCGACCGTGAAAGCTTCAATGGGGCCGCCCTTTTTACGAGGCGGAGAGTCCTTCAAGATGCTTGTGGTCCTTTGGGTCTTTCAGCCTGCTTCAATGGGGCCGCCCTTTTTACGGGGCGGAGAGCAAGTGATCAGTAACTTAAAGGATCTTTTGATTCACCGTGGCTTCAATGGGGCCGCCCTTTTTATCGGGCGGAGAGAGAGTAAAACGGCCTCATTCACACTTATCGATTTTTTACCGACGGAACTGCTTCAATGGGGCCGCCCTTTTTATCGGGCGGAGAGCTACCGGGAATATTGTGGAGAGCGGTAATGCACATACTAGCTTCAATGGGGCCGCCCTTTTTATCGGGCGGAGAGCAGCAAAACACACAACCGACCCCCCTGTCTTCCTAGAAGAGATAGCTTCAATGGGGCCGCCCTTTTTTATCGGGCGGAGAGGGTTCACTTCCAAGTGTACACACCCAAAAGACTTTTTTCATCATATGCGAGCGTCTCACTTTTGCAACCCTTTTCAGCACTCCTCCAATGCAAAATAAGCCACACACACAACACCTATCCTCCTACAAAAAAAAAAAGGAAAAATCATTTTGCGAGCGTCTCCAGAGTTTTGCTCACCACGTCGACGCTCGCACTTTCTTCTGTTCTTGTCATCCATGGATGTTTAGCTAGCTGGATTGCTTCATCAATGTAGGTGTTCAGATCACCATTTTCGAGGAGTATCTTGTACCATTTTGGTGTCTTCGTATGGTTTGGATCGGCTCTCCCTGCTCGTTGTTGAGAAGGGGTTCCCCACATACTGATCATAATCTCTCTCGTCACGGGATGACAGGCAACAAGACATCGCACAAAATCATCCCAGAGAGGACTAGGCTGCGTATCTTGCGCCATGACTCACCTCCCTCAGTTCATTCATCGTGACACAGATAGCCTTAAGAAGGCCACAGTCTGATTGAGTGGATGCCCACGCCTTGAAGGCTTGTAGGGTAGCTTCAAGCTCTCCGATCAAGGTTTGTTGTCCGTGGATTGTGAACGTGTCGAGGTTGTTGATGTGACGACATGTGGCTTGGTGAAGATCAGAGACGAGATCACGGTCGAGTCTGGGAAAGAGTCGACCTGTGTCCATCGCAATAATTGAATGGATCGCAACAAGTTCCCTTGGGGCTTCCCGGGGGTTATAGCCGAGGGAACCGGCGGTTTGACGGCGAATGTCAGGGTTGTGGTGAATAAGACGCTTGCGGATTTGGATCGAAGTGGATATCATGTCGATTACTCCATTCTGATAAAGGTTGAGAGTAAAAGCCTCGGAAGACCGACCAAAGTGCTCCGGGGCTTTTTTGTGTCTAGCTCATGGTGTTCACTATACACCAACACTTTAAGTGAAGTCAATCACAATGTTTACTTTTTATCAACACTCGCCTTCTTCCTCGACCTCTCTCTCGTTTTCCAATTCTTGCAACTTTTTCATCTCCAGAGCAAGCTCCGCCAAAAGCATTCTTCTTTCAGGACTCAAGTCGATTAAAACAGATTCAACAACAACTCCTTCGACACTCTCTTGCAGCAAGATAGATGGTGGGTACTGTAGCGCGTTGGCAATTTTGAACAATGTGGATAGTCGCATGTTTCCACTGCCATTTTCTATCTTATTCAATGCCGCTGGACTCATGTTGATAAGCCTAGCGAGCTCTCTTTGTCCTATGCCTCTGTTGTTTCGCGCATTTTTTATCGCATTGGTAACCATTATTAAGCGAAATTCCAAGTCCGCATCATCCATGTCAGCCTCCTAAGATCTGTGGATTTCTGAGAATAGATCAGATGACGAGGTTTCGCAAATTGGGCTTGACTTGTTAATGTGAATGACAATAATAGTGTTTGCAAAAAGTTAAACACCGAAAGAAGGAGGACAAGATGGATTTAGGTCAAAGAATCCGACAGGTCCGGGAGAAAAGAAATATCAGTCAAAGACAGGCAGCCATGTCCGCTGATATTTGCCCGGCTTCGTGGAATCGTCTGGAAGGCAAGGATTCCAATCCGACATACTCGACATTGAAGCGAGTCGCAGAGACGCTAGGCGTTCCAATTGCGATGTTGTTTTTTGTGGAGGTGGATTGAGATCAGAGTTGGAGATCAACAGGAGAACAGAGGGCTGTAGTTTGCCGACCGCACCCTCTGCGCTCCCATCAACAAGAAACAGGGAGAATATAAAATGAACGTTGTCAAAAAACAAGAAGATTCCGTTTTTGTCGAGCATGTCAGCTTTCTTGACACAGGCAAGGAGTTTGAGATCATCACCCAAGGCGACTTCAAAGGAGTTGCCCTTCGGCCCATCGTGGAAGATATGGGGCTCGATTGGAGTGCGCAACTCAAGAAGATCAAAAACCACCCAATCTTGAGCAAAGGTGTGGTCTTTATTGCCACACCTTCAAGTGGAGGGACACAAGAAACAGCATGTCTCAGCATTCGTCGCTTGCCATTTTACTTGGCCACGCTCAACACAAAACGGATCAAGAACCGAAGCATCCGTAATCGAGTTGAGCTGTATCAAGAATATGCTGCCGATGTAATCTTTGAAGCGACCTATGGACAGGCATTCCTGGAAGCTGATGTTCTTCAATTTCAACTCGAACAACAACGCAAAATCGTTGCCGAGCAATCCATCGAACTCCAGCATCTCCGCCTGCAGGGCTCCAATCTGAAGGTGCAGGGCGAACTGTTCGCCAATGCCGACATCCTTCCTGCACGGGCAAAGGTGCGGGGATTACTTGCGGCATACAGTGGCAAGGGGATCTCGATGGCGGCGATCTGTCGGCACTTGAAAGAAGAGACGGGATTTGACGCTCACAAGATACGCAAAAAGATCCAAGCGATGGGCGGAAAGGCCACCCTGCTGAATGTGATCACCGCGCACAAGTACGACGAGAAGGCACTAGGGATCCTTTGTCGTATGCTTCGGTAGTTCTTTCAGCCTCCAGTCCTTCCTTTTCCCCCTCCATGCTGCAAGCCCGCCACCATCAAAACAACCAAAGTGGATATCATCAACCTCCCAGGCAGACCCCCGGCAATGCTGGATCGAGACGTCGCAGAACTATACGAGACAACCACCGGTCAGACTAACAGGGCTGCCAAGCGAAATCCTCGACGCTTTCCGGAGCCAAGCTATCGGTTCAAGGCGGTCAAGTCAGAACTATGCCAAATTGGCACAGTCCTTCAAAAGCGAGGACTTACCATCTCGGGACCGCATCCTTGGCTATACACGCAACACGGTTGTAACGCGTTAGCCTTTGTTCTCAATTCCGACATTGCGATCGAACGCTCTGTCCAGATTGTTGAAACGTTCACAGCACTGGAACAAGGAAGGCTTGAAGAGTACATCGCCGAGAGAGTCGCGCAAGCGACTAGGGGTGATGAGATCAAACGACTCCTCCTTTTGGGTGCGCCTGCGGATTGGAGTGAGCGATTCCCTCGCGAATTCTGGGTCGAGCTTGCTCGCTTGCGACATTGGCACAAATACGATCCAGACAAGCACAACACGCCACAAGACGCAAAGTGGTGGGTCTCATGGACGATCTATCAACGTCTACCAAGCAATGTCTATGACGCGCTCAAAGAGATGAACCCGGCTGATGAGAACGGCAATCGCTCGCATAAACATCATCAATTTATGCGAACGAGTGACGGTGACGAGGTGTTGAAAAATTTGGTCAGAGAAGCACTTCGCTTCATGCGTACATCGATAGACTGGTCGGATTTTGCTTGGCGGTGGGATCAATTGAGGCCTCGGCCAGGACAACAGTTGAAAATGTTCCCAGCGCCAAAGCCAAGCCTGCAACCCGCCGTATAACCCACAGCACCAACAACCCCACCCCCATCTTCAGACATATTCTCATTTACCAAGAAAGGAAGGGGGGGGATATCACCCTCCCCTCAAAAAGAGATGCCAAAACCTAGGCATTGGACACAATACGCAAAACAAGAAAATAAAAACAATCCGGCATTTAGCGACATGTATGCGCTTAAGCGCACCCCCCTCTGAATCTGGAAGTCAGGAGACTTTTTGTTTGCACCTTGAAGCTTTGACGCTTTGGCTTGCGTCGATTTCTGCGGCTCGTGTCAAAGAAGAGACTCGCCCGATGCTACTCGGTACAAACCCTTGAACGACGTGCCTGGAATATAGGGAGCCTTGTTCCATGCAAGAAACATCAAGGACATACAGTACTTCAATAGGGCCGACCTGTTTACTGAACGAAAGGATAAAGTGTAAGCCTTACACCTTGGGTGGAGCATGCAGTACTTCAATCGGACCGCCCTATTTTAGGGGCAGAAAGACAGATGGTGCTACAAAGCAAGAACTTTTGTGTCCCCAAAGGTTTTGAACTCCCCAAGGGGTTTAGGGGATCTTTGCTGTAGCAGCATAGGATTTGTTTCGAACTCTTTCAAGTTGCCCATGAGTTCATCGGTCTTGTCTCTTTGTTCCCAATACTCTTTTACCGCTGCGTTGAATTTTTCAGCAAACATACTCGCCTCTATGAGGTACTTATCAGGAATGGGTCCATCTCCAGATAGGCCTTCTTTTTTTTGGGTTTCGACTGCCCACCTCTGGATTTCACGACCTATTTCCTCGACTCTTTGCGCTCTTTCTTCAAGTTCCACAATGGATTTTTCCAAAGCCCAAGTCCCAATAGATTGGATAAGAGTTGGGTTAATTTTCGTGCTGTAGTAAATGAAACCTACGATGCCAAGCGACAAAATGCCTATCATAGCTAAAATAGTACCAAAAAAGACGATAGGCGCTTCTATCGCGAAAAACACCATGTATGTCACCACAAAACCCAAAAAGAGAAGGCCCAACATCATGCGTGATTGCATTCGGAATGTTCCCCAAAGGGTATCTTTTGTCAGGGGAGGTTTTGGGTACTTTTTCATTCTTTCTCACCTCCTGGCATTACTGCGAGAGGAAAAACTTCACGCCACTTCGCCCTAAGCAAAGCGAACATGTTAAGAGTCAACAATATAGTTGATCCGGACATTAAAATCCAGGGAGCAACATGACGAAAGAAAAAGAAGATTGGTTTTGGTACGTTTGGAGGAAAGAGCCAGTTCGCAAAGGAAAGGCTCAACCAACTGAAAAACATACAAAGGCAAAAGAAAAGCGTTCCGTAGATCGTGTATTTTGACATTTGTCCAAATTCCTTTGGAACAAAGGAGTGGACGTTTTTCTCTGCTTCCTTCGCGGCTCTCTTTGCTTCCTTTCTTTTGCACAGCTCTATGGTGATAGCTACAGCTTGTTCGGTTGTGATTGTACGGTTTGGTGTGTTGAGATCGTCGCAGCCTACAGATTGGCCAATATCCTGAAACTCTTTCCACTCCAATTCCAGCTGCTTATAAAGAGCATGTGCTTTCAATGCGATCTCCTTCTTTCCTCTCCCTTATCTCCTACAAGCCGATATTTAAGGGAAATATCGGCTTGTTCAATGGTCTTTTTTTTTTCGGATGGAAAGGGATAACTTCCAAGCATTTACACCCAAAAGACTTTTTCCATCATATGTGAGTGTTTCACTTTTGCAACCCTTTTCTGTGCTCCTCCGACACGAACACCATCAAACCAAAAGACAACAGTTGCTTGGGGAAGGTTTTTGAGGACACAAGGATCAGTCACCGCTTACATGGCTACCACCACCGCTGCTGTGGAGAGGAACCACTTTTCTCAAACCTCCACCATCAACGACACCTCCGGATGCGGGTGTTGTAACTCTCTTTGTCCCGCCGCCAGTGTTTCCACCACCTATTGCGCCAACAACTCCGACAAGCTGTTGCAGCTTCGTCCCACCACCCGTGTTTCCACCATGACAACCAATGACAGCTGCATGAACATCTGCCACAAAAAACCCAGCGGCCAATACCAAACCAAAAATGAGCGTTCTCATCTTTTGCCTCCATGTACTCGAAAAATGTAGTTCGTGAGAGGAAGGTAAGGATCGGTTGGGCAGAAGGCAAGACAGATGACCTGGCCACTTGGTGGGCTGGGCAGAAAAACAGAGCTCCAGCTTTGACTCCGCTCCCCCTTCTGCGCTTTCCGAAATTCGTAGACACTTCCCCCAACATACTCCGCTCTTCCCCCAACCTTTCACAAACATCAGACATATTCTCATTTCATCTTGAATTTTTCCATGATATAACCCACCCATCATATAAAACAAGGATTTTGCGTTGAAGCTGACCTTCCCCTCCAACAACAGAAAGGGAAACCCCCGATGACATCAAGTGCGTATATGGCATTCGCTGTTTGCATGTTTGCAATAGCTGGCTTGCTCTTGCTTTTTTTCAGGAGCAGAGAAACGATTACTGAGAAAGATGAAATTCTCTCTCAACAACACGAGCTCCTCGTCCAAATGCAACAAGCCTTAAAGAAGTACGGTCCTATCATTGATTTAGAACAGGAGCAACAACACCTTACCCAACACAACGCATCAATCAAGACAAAGATCAAGCAAGAACAAGCAAGATGGAATAGAGAACATCACCAACTCTTGGAGAAGCAACGTCAGCTACAAGAAAGCGTTTCTCTCTTGGAGGAAGAGGAATACATCCAATCATTCGGCTTGTACAAACATCGTTATGATTTTGGTTCATCCAATCGCTACAAATTAAAACTTACGGAGGTGAGGGACGAACAAAAGAGGCTTATCAAAAACGGAACAGCTGCTCGTTGCAATACAGATTGGCACGTTGGTGAGAGCCGTAAAAAGGGGAAGAAGCTCACAAACGACTTTCTCAAATTGCTATTAAGGGCCTTTAATGGGGAGTGTGACGTAGCCATCTCCAAGGTGAAATACAACAATGTCGATAGCACGGAGAAAAGGATCGAAAAATCCTGGGAAGCCTTGAACAAGCTCGGACAGCACTACCATACTGAAATCACGAGAGAGTACGTACACCTCAAACTTCAAGAGTTGTTCTTGGTCCACGAATACCAAGAGAAGAAACAGGAGGAAAAAGAAGAGGCCAAAAGGATCAAGGAAGAAATGCGAGAGGAAGAGAAGCTCCTCAAGGCCCTCGAAAAAGAAGAGAAGCAAGCCCAAAAAGAAGAGGAACGATATATCAAGGCCCTCGAAAAGGCTAGAGCTGAGGCAAGAAAAGCAAGCCAAGACAAAATGAATGCGTACGATGCGAAGATAAGGCAACTCGAAGTTCTCTTGGCCGAAGCCGCGGAGAGAAAAGAGAGAGCTGTATCTCAAGCCCAGCTCACAAAGTCGGGCTTTGTCTACGTCATTTCGAATGTCGGATCTTTTGGTGAAAACGTCTTCAAGATCGGATTGACACGACGCCTCGAACCCAACGATCGAGTGAGAGAGCTGGGAGGCGCATCAGTACCATTCCCCTTTGATGTCCACGCATTCATCTACTCCCATGATGCTCCTGGACTTGAGAACAAAATACACAAAGCACTTCACAACTACAGGATCAACTGGGTGAACAACCGCAAAGAGTTCTTTCGAGTTCCTCTCAAAACAATTGAGCAGGTTGTGTACCAGCATCAAAATGACATCGCAAAGCGCTTTGAATTTGAATACTTCCCCCAGGCTGAGGAGTTCAGAAAGTCCGAATCCGCAAGGTTGGCCGAAGCACAAACCACGGTGCAGGGTGCCTTTTGAAACCAAGAATCTGAATTGTGAGCATAATCTCCCCGATCGGCAATCAGAGAAAATGAAATGGAGACACAACATTGGTATCACCGAAGCAAGCATCGCAGAAAAGAACAAATGACTTGTTCCTCACCCGTCTGCAATCCCCCACCTAGAACAGAACTCTAAACACATAAAAAGACAAATCGTCATACGCAATGAATATTTTGGAATATTTATTGCATGAAAACTAGGAGGGATAAAAAACTTGCTTGGACCTTGATAGACGAAACCAAGCATGCTATTTTCCTCAAATCCAACCAGAGAGAAGGAAAAACAAAGCGATGTTGTCACAAAAAAAAGAAGATATCAACCAAATACAAACCCTTTTGAACCAAAATTCCGATTTTGGCCCAATGCGTGCAAAAGCTTTGGCAGAAAAATGGGCACAGAACTCTCCAACGGACCCATACGCTAGGTTGGCTTTGGGCCTATGTTATGGGGTCGCGAAAAAATATGACAAGGCATTGAGTGAATTCAGAAAAGCCCGGAACTTTTCTCCCGACCTGTACTTGGCTTGGCTAAACGAATCAAAAACACTCATTTTCCAAGGGAGATATGATGAATCCCTTGAGATTATGAAACAAGGTTTGCAACTTGCACCAACATCCCTTGATGAAGCAAAAGGAAAAAGGACCATGGCCCTTGCTCTCGTAGAGGCTGGTTCCTTTGATGGGGCTGTGTCAGTTCTTCAAGATGTCATAGCTTTGGGTATGAAAGATGTAATGTTTGGCGCAGTATTGTTGGCTCAAGGCAAAATTTTGGACTCTTTGGAGGCACTCTCGGAATCACTGCATTCACCTGCTATACCTGATATTTTGGTAGGTGGTTCTCATAATGAAGTTTGTCCCACCAACCATATGCTTGATTTCATCTCCGAAAAGTTTCTTTCTCTTTTGAGAATGGGCTTCACACCAAAACAAATTCAACCACTACTGACAACTCCACCTACAAACTACAAGCCTGGGACTTTCGAGTATGTGAAGTGGTGGAAAAATGAAACAAGTGGGGAGAGTTGGGAAAAAGGGCTCCAAGAATCCTTGGAAAACCCCATAGAGGATCGCTATGGGATAACCCACGAAAAGATGGAGAAAGTTTGGCAAGATGCAATGATGCTTTTGGAAGAAAAGCATCATAATCCAAACGAATACGTGTCCAAGATTTCAGAAAGGATGATGGAAATGCTGGAGGAAAAACCAAACAACGAATTTCCTCGTTCGTTGATCGAAAAAGGAACCCCAAAAAATGACTAGCTGTCCTGATTGGTTTGATGATGCAGCAGAACGAAAAACCCCAGAATTCTCAAATAGAGTCTACTCTGCATTGGTTCATGCACGAACCAATTCCATGTCCTCAATTCCTGAAAATGCAGACATCATGAGTTGGCACAAACAGATTTTCATGGGAATTGCACCTCTTGAAATTTATGCAGGAAACTACAGACAAGATACACCGAAGGAACCCTGCTTGGCGGTCAACGTCTCCGTTGGCAACGTGCCAGGCGCTTCATACACAATCGTTCCGACAGTGATGGTGAACTTCTTCAACGACCTAGGCAGAGAAATGAAATCACTAGAACTCCAGTGGACAGAGATTTCAGCAGTTGAAAAGCTGAGAAGAGTTTCGAGCCTAGTGGCTGTCGCTGTAGGTGAATTCATACGCATCCATCCGTTTGTAAACGGAAATGGGCGAATGTCCAGAACCCTATGGAATGTCCTTCTTCACCGCATGGGTTTTCCTGCGGAAGTAAGTGTTATTAACAGGCCTGATCCTCCGTACAACAACCTGATGAAACAAGCAATGCAAGGGAACTACGCACCTTTGGTCGTGTACCTTTTCGACACTATCGCAACCACCCCCCCCAAAACCAACTTACCAAGTTAGCAAAGCCAGCCCCCCCGCACATAGGCCTTCCAACCCCTCACCCTTCCACGATACAAAGAAACCACAATGGTTTCTGGCAATACACTCTTTTCTCATTGCTAATGATGCATTCATTTCGTAAAACATCCGAGACAACAACTTCCAAAAAGAATATCAAAGTCGGTTCTTCCCCGAAAACAATTCCAGCAGAGGTAAGTTCGTCGACTTTCAGACATCCAGAACCGAATGAATGTGGGTTTATTTTTCAACACTTGGACATTGGGAGAGTATGTAGGTAGAACTTTTTTTCATTTATGTGGCTCAAAAAATACCAAATGGCTTATGTACTAATTGAAGGCCGTTGGTAAATGAAAATGCAGACATGCAAGAAGATCAACGAGAGATCGCTAAAAAACGAAAACACACTTCTACCCATTATGCAGGATGCTTTTATGAAAAAACAGGCACCTTGGGAACAAGATGATATTTGCGATTTCTACGACTCTCACAAAAGTCGGTTGGAATACTACGTCTGCAAAAAACTCACAGGCCTTGCTGGTCGTGAAGTTGCAATAAGCGGATTAAGTGTGGAAGACTTTCTGGGTGAAGCAGTCGTGAGAATCATCGAACAGCTTGATGCAGGTGCCTTTTATGACTGCCAGTACAAGCTAAGCACAATCTTTTCCAGAACAATCGACTATGTGATTTTCGGACACCTTGAGCGTGTTCCCACTCATCAGTACTTTGAGGAACACTCAGATGAAAATGGTGGAGTTTACGAACGTCCTGACATGGCTGAAGTGATAGCAGCTTTATGCCACGGATACCAACTAAAAAAAACGTTCGAGGACAAAGGCGATCCTTACTTGCTCAAAGTTCTCGAATTTACAAGTAAAAATGGTACAAAAAAACCACAAGTCGTTGCATCAGAGCTTGAGATACCAGTCGCAGTTGTCAAAAACTTGCTTAGAAGACTTGATAGGGCTGAGAAAAGCAGAAGAAGCCCGAACGAGGAAAAGTAAAGGACACCGCTGGAGCAATAATTCCAGCGCGATAAAAGGAGCAGGAGAATGGAAAAAAAGCCAGTCGATAAAGCTCTTCTTTGGTTTATAGAGGAACAAGGTGAGGACGAGTTGGAGTGTCGAATTTTTGCGATGTCTGAATCCGAAGCTGAAGAAGAACTGAAGCACTACAAACTTCGCAATCGACTGAATTCCAAAGAGAGACCCAACGGGCGAACAGACAGCTACACAGAGTTACTTCCTCCCCAGATTTCATCAGATCTTTTTGCGAATTGGGCTGAAAGTTCCAACGATCTCATCGAGAAAGCGCTATTGTTGGGAGTCGCTAGCATTTTGAGAATCATAGAGGATGTCCCTGAAAAGTTCAAAGACTCAAACTACATAGCTTATATACTTCGACGTTGCGTCATCGCAATAAAAACGTCATCGGGCGAGGGGCGACGTTACACGACAACGGAACACACCTTGGCAGACTTTTTGTCAGAAGTGCTGACAATTATTCAAGGAAACAGACAGCAATTCCATGTTGATGACAGTTTCATTGAGTTGTCATTCGAACTCGAGTTCAAAGTGCTCCAAAAAACAGAAACCGTTGCCGCAAAACTACCATCAGACAACTCATTACAAAAAACCTTGAATGGGCTGAAACAACGACTAGATGGTTTTCAATCAACAACATCTGCCATGATGGTGTAAGGAGGCCCCCAAAAAAAACAGCCGCATCATTACGACTACGGCCATTTGGTCAAACCCTTCGTCCAAATAGTCGTACGATATCCAGATAAAGAACGTGACCTTAAAAACAGTGGTATGTTGGAGAGGGTACACATTTTTTCTCTGGGTGTCAAGTCAAACAAGGTGAGGGAATGCAGAAAGGAGTGCTCTATCATGAGTCACAAATACCCTCCTGCGCCCGAAGGATATGAGTATATCTTCGTCACGCATTACAAGCATGCAAAGACAGGAAAAACACTCTACGCCAAACACTATGGGAAAAAGGTCTTTTGCCTTCTTGTCCCCATAGATAGGGCCTCGAAAGACTGATTTGACTTTTTGGCTTTACCTAGGGGCTTCGGCCCCTTGTTTTTAACAATCACGCTACAGGAGAAAAAGATGGCACAGTGTACATATTGTGGAAGCAGTCGCAGCATCGAACAAGATCACGTTCGAGCGCAAAGCAAAGGCGGTGTGACAACCGTTCCAGCTTGTCGAGTCTGCAATAGGATGAAAGGCGATAAATCGCTGAGTGAGTTTATACGATGGGTGAAAAGAAACGACCCCTACCGCGCACAACGTATGCGTGAACACAATAAAGGGAAGAGAGGAAAAATCGCACAAACCATCCGCAACAACCTCAACTGATTCTCTCACCTCATCACATCCCCAACTCCACCCTCGACAAAATCCCCTTTACCCAAAGTCACAAGGGGGATTTTGTCTTTTTACCTTCCTTCCCACACAAAACTCCCTTACCCCTTCGAACTCCACAGCTTGACCATCAGTTCGGTCAGATGCTGAAATTTTTTTTCCTCATGCTCAATATCTCGAAGAATACGAGACACCCACAACGTCCGCTCCTCCACACTCAAGTCCTCTACCCATCCCACCGGGTTCGAAGTCCTCGACGAAATCAAATACAAATGCTCCACCCTCGACAACACACAAGCCTTGTCCCACCACTTTTGCTCTTCCTCCTCTTGTGGTGATGGCTTGCCCCCACCCCGATATTCACTTCCATCCCGAGACCGAGCACGCTCCCAAGGCGACAGAACAGGCCCCTGAAGCAACACTCGACCAAGGAGACTTACTTCACCATGGGATGGAAGTTGGTAGGGTCCACATCAAGCTTCATGTCTGAACTGCAATGGTTGCACTCGTGGGTGTACATGAAGTCAAGATGAGGCAGCCTGGCAAACGCACCCCGGATCAACCCTCGATCAGCGGAATCCAAAGAGTCTACCAGTTCCATACCTTCCATCTGCATACTGCCCTCTTCGAGATCGGCAAGCTTGTGCCACACCCCATCGACCTCTCCCCAGCTCTCGACACGCACAAGGGCATCCCCAATTACGCGCATGTTGAAGTTCACGCGATTGTTGGGTGAGTAGTATTCTTCATGGCGGATGTGATCGCCCAACGTGACAGGACGAAAGAAATACTTGTTCCACACCTTCCCCATATAGGGGAGATTTTCCTGTGGGTTGGAGCCTGCCTCTCGCAAAAAGCCCGTGCGCAGCTGCACACCAAACTCTGACGACATGTCCTCCTCAGACCGCTTCACCTTCAGCGTGGAGAGATCGGCCTCAATCAGATCGTTTTTTCGACACTCAGAACAACGATGCTTCCCCATATCCAAAGTGTTTCCGTGCGTGTGCATGTGAGAAAGAAAGAACACAAAGTCCACATCTCTCATGGGGATAGCCAACACCGCCTTCGGGACCTTCCTGAACTTGGAAGCGCGAAACTCTTCATAGACTTCATGCTCACCGATCCTCTCGATCAACGAAGAGATCAATCGCCCCATCCACTGAAAGGGGTGATTCCCGCGATAGTTTTCGTTGGCGAGGATTGTCTCTGTCACGCTCGATGATTTGCGAAGCTCCAAACTCTTCTCTCTCTCCCCACCATCGACGGAGATCCCCAATAGCAACTCACTCTTGAATCCATAAATGTCTGACGCCATGTCCTTTTCCTCTTGGTGATGTTTGAAAAAAGGGATCGCTGCAGCAATCCCCAAGTGTAAGGAGAGACCTCCTCAACATGCAGGAACGACTTACAATGTGTAGGGTCGGGAAGTTGCCTGGATGAAGACGCCCCCAACAGGATATCTTGGAAAATCAGAACGTGTCAGGAGGCTGTGTCATGTAATCTGAGTCGGAAGAACAACGGGGATGATTACTGAGATCGGAGGAGGGACAGGTGCTAGATGCGAGCTTGTTGGTTGTAGGTGATCTTTGTAAAGTCAACTTTGCACTCGTATGTCTGCTCGGACTTGTTGCTTTCGTTGATGTTCATGTCAGACAAGGAGAACTTCCTCATCAAGAGCCCTTGGAACTTGATCTTCGTGACAACCTGGCCGAACCTGTACTGGATCAAGGTACCGTTGTACTTCTTGCCAGTCCCTACCATCTTCTCGAAGAAATCACCAAAGACCTGATCATCATTCGAACCATCTCGTGTCCGAGAGATCGTCAAGTCACCGTGCTTGAGCACCCCGTCAGAAAAGTAAAATGTACGGTTTGTCCCACCATCAACCATCTCCAACTCACCAGTTTCCTTTGAGATCCCAGAGACCTTTTCGATGTGTGGACTTGTGAGACCAGGCAGCTCCATCACCCAGCCGTTATTTGGAATTGCATCCTGCGGAAATTGTTCGGACATCTTGTATCTCCTGGTTTATGCACACTCCACAAAGGAAGAGAAGAACATAAAGGCACAAATGGATCAGGCGTCTACCACCTGGATACCATCGCGGGTTTGAATGAGGTTGACAGCAACCTCTTCGGCGATCTCAGCTGGACGATATGCGACATCACATACCATGCGACGCTGCTGGACGGTGCGTTGTGGGTTGTTGGATTCATCACACACAACAGCGACATTGTTGCCAAATCCACCAGACTTTTCAAAGGCATTCTGGTTGTCGAGTTGCTCCATAAAGTCGATGACAGAATCACGAAGCCGTCGACGTGTATCGGGGTTGTTCCCTTCTTGTTCGAGATCGCCAAGAGACTCCTGGAAGCTGACCTTGATGTGGTTGGTCAAAAGCCGAACGTGGATCGAGAGCCACTTGTTTTCGGTCGACATCGTGCGGCTGGTCTTGACATAGAATCCACTCTTGGACTCGAAGACGATGGAGTTGATGTGTGTGTCGTTGGCAAGCTCTTTCAACTGCGGTTGGCTGTAAATGGCATCATCCACAGACAGAACATCCAACAGGAACGTCGACTTACCCGCTGGCGCTGTATGTACGATGTCACCACGAGAACGAGGTTTCCGAATGTATGCAGCTCCAATCACGTGTCCGATCACGGGGACTTTGATTGCTCCACCAAAGCCATCGTTGACTTCACAGTACGAACGATATCCAGCAATGAAACTCTTTCCTTTTCGGAGGGATGCAAAGTCTGCTTTGATAGCTGCGATGGACGCACCTTGTGGCGTTTGAAACACACCAAGAACATCAGCACGACCAGCACAATACGATTCGAGTGAGCCTGCCCACATAGCGTCATCCAGATCGAAGTTGGTAATGACTTGCGTGTCCAAACCATTGAACGAGGCGAGACCACCCTCATAATCAGAATTGGTCGGTGAGGCCACTGCGTCTTTGCCAACTGTCCCACTGGAGAGCGCTGTCTCATTGGAGGACACATCAGGCACACCGGAATCACCTCCCTCAATGTTGACAACGACGTACTCCGATCCTTGCGTTGGGTTGTTGAGCACAGACACAACATTGCTCGCATCCAGACCTGTCCACCGCTCAACCTCGACAGCTGTTGTTGATCCGGGTTCTTTGTAACGAACAGAGAGATCGCGTTTGTTGCTGTCTGTGAGATTGGCAGAGAGAAAAAGGTACACGCTCCCGTTCGCCCAAGCACCAGGATCCTGTCTCCCGAGAAAACCAGCGGTGAATGTCCAGACATCAGTGGAGCTGCGTTGCAGTGTGACAAACGCTGGTGTTGGTGCTGCGGAACCTGTGTTTGTTCCGTTTGTCGTCCCGACAACGTGCCCCAACTTGCTGACAGCAGCACCAGACTTGATGTCAACTTCGCCACTCACCCCTGTTTGTGTCCCTGTGAATCGGACTTTTCCACCATCGCTTAAGACATTGAGAGCGGTTGTAGCTGCTTCCACGATGGCCTTGACTTCAGCGACAGTCACCTTCTTGATGTTTGTGACATTCCCTGTCCCCAGAGACGTACCGGCAGTGAGACCAAGTCCCGCAAGTGCTGTCCCTCCAGCAAGGATCTCGATACTCGAAGACGTCCCAAAGACATCAGAAAGGATTTGAACTTCGCCACCGGAAGCCTTCGCCGAAAAACCTTCTCCAGCTGCGTTGATCTCAACAAGCACGTCGTTGATGGCCTGTGCAGCCGCTGTAAATATGACATCGATCTGTTTGCCTTCAACCCGAAAGGACAAAGTCTCTCCACCAGCAAACGATGTGGGAAATGTACCACCGTTCCCAACAACGCTCGCCTTCGTCGCGAGAAAGGTCGCAGTCTCATCCCCACCATTATCGGTATCGATCACGATGTCATCATTGGGTGCCAGGGCAAAAGGCTCGACAACAGATCCCAAAATGGTCGCGGCGATTGCGGCGTTCATCGCAGATGTAGTGATCCTGGTACCGTACAGAACAGCACCATACTGTCCAGCATTCTTGAACAGTCCTCGCATACAGTAGCCAGCTTTGTACTTTTTGCTCAGACCTCCCCAGACCTGGCGACAACGCCCCAGAGATGTTGCACGGACAGCAACATTCAATGGACCTCTGGGGCTCTCGAAGACAGCTCCAACTTGCCCAATGGGAGGTGCGCCCACAAGGGGTGTGTCAACAACATCTCTTTCCTGGACATTCAGTCCGATGGCCGTTGCTTGTGTCATGCCTCTATCCTTTCAGAAGAAAAAGAAAAACGTGATGGCCAGGAAGACAGTTCCTGCGCGCACTGACGTCTCGTAAGACCCTCCCCTCTCTTACTCATTCATCTATTTTTGGTTGCGGTATAACATCAAAGGAGTGGTTCTTCTGGTCCCTTGGCCTCTACATTGATCTCGAATGTTACGACAACTGGAGTTTGCTTTCGAGGATTGATGCCTGTACCGTCGTAATTTCCGCCGTTGTAGTTGTCCCCTTCAAATGCTTCGACATCCCAAGCGATAGGCACCCGACGCAACGTGAAGGGATACGTCGTCGCAAACTCACCACGCTCGATGAGCGGATCATCCACAGGCTCTCCACGTGTCACCTCGAATGTTCGCGTCGAGATCTGCAACCCTCTCTCGCTTGGGGATTGTTCGACCCTGAAGAGTCCTTCAACAAACATCTTCAGAGCACTGTGATTGTCAAAGCGCTTGGTCAACGTCGCGATCTGGAAAGGAAAGTCGTAGTGACTAGCTGGTCGCCTGACCTGCTGCTCCTTTCCCGCATCTCGTCCAATCACCTCATACACAGGAAATGTCGCCAGCAACTCACTCGCAGTTCCGCCAATGACCCTCAACGTCGAAGAGCTTCCAACCTCATCATGAATAACACGCACAACACCTCCACTCACAACAGACGCGCTCACGCCAGCTGTCGCGTCAATGACAGCTGCAACTTCGGCAGGTGTTGGGTTGATGATATCCGCAAAGTCCGAGGTTTGAAAATGAACTGTCAGGCTCTCTTCATTGTATACTCCACCAACAGAAAATCCACGTTTGAGAATCAATGTTTGTCCATCTGACAGGTGAGGTGAGATGGCTCCAAACCCATCGAGATACGGCGCCTCGGCAGTCACATCGACTAGGCACTTTACGGATTCTTGAACGCGCCAACCGGACGACTCCTGAGGACGTCTCGTTGTCAGGATAACACCTGGAAATCTCTTTTTGTTTGGTGGATTTCGAAGCTCTGGTTGTGTGTTGAAAAAGGTATACTGCGCCTTCAACCCTCCATCGTTTGTGAAGATGGTCTGTGATTTGATGGAGTCGATCAAGTGGTTCCACACCTCAAAAAAACTCTTTGGAAATGAAAAGCTCATCTACTTGCCCTCAAAATATTCACGAGCTTCCTTCTCAAATTCTTCTTTGATCAGCTTGATAAGTTCTTCTTTGACAGCCTCCGCTGTTTTTCGCAGAATGGGACGGGGTGGGATATTCCGTGAAGGAGAGCCAAACTCAATCACTTTGAGTAGATCTTCCAAGAGAATCCCTGTACTTGTATGCCTCTGTCCCTTCGGAGGTGCAACGACATGCGCCCCACTCTCCTCCAGCCTTTGTACTTGCAGCGATCCGATGAGTTCGCGTGTCGCCAAGAGAATCCTTCGATCCAACCCCTCCCTCTTTTTATGCGCAAGATAGGCCGCTGACAACGGTGCCAAGCCAAGTTTTTTGTTCCTCCAATTTCGCTTGAGCTCTTTGAGAAAGCGCTTGGCCACCTTCTCTTGTATCTTCTTGCCACGGCTCTTGAGAAAGGCTGGCATCTTTTTGGCCACATGCTCCAAAAGATTCAGATTGCCTTCCTGGATGATCTCAATTCCCATCTTCTTTATCCGTAATGACCGGGGTTATCTTCCTGGGGTTTTCTCAAAGAGCACCAACAGCATGTGATGATGCTTGAGGTGTTGGTCTTTGGGAGCCCTTGAACAGCCTCTATGCGATACTCTTCCCCCGTCTCAAGTCTGAAGAACCCATTATCGCGATTGATGGTGATGCCCTGTTCGATAAGGGCCTGTGTCGGGAGATTGACACGCACATCATATTCCCCTTCGAACTCATCGCCGACCTTTGGGATACGCTTGGCTTTGTGTGGCTTTTGCCTGATGAAAAAAGGAATACGCCACATCTGCGTCTTGGGGTGCTCCGAATCGTTTGTCTCTTCAACAAAACCAAAGTTTGCGTTGATCGTCGAGCCTCCGAATGTGGGTCCATCGAGAATCACCTCGTGATACTCGATCTCCTGTTCGAAGTCTTCAAACTCATCGAGCATGTCTTCGCGACATTCCAAGAGATCTTGTTGTTTCATGAGCCTTCAAACTCCTTTATAAACTCGCCACATAAGATCGCCCAACGACACCATGTGCGGCTTCGAGTCGGGCTTGGGCTTCAGCTCGCAACTCCTTTTCGTTAAAGCGGATCTCTGGAATTCCCTCTGTGTCTACAATCGTTTTGCCCCGCAATTCTTTGGTCAGGATCTCGTTGATCGCCAAGTACATAGCGTAATCAATCACAGCACGTCTGTACGTCCCAACACCAATGACATCATTCTCTTCGGGGATACCGTAGTAACGAAGAACAAAAGGACCAGCTTGTAAAGCACGCTCAACAACCACCTGGCCTCGACTCCTCACAAACGGAAGATGACCACTGTACAACCCAAGCACGTAAAGATATCGTCTGTGAACCTTCCAAGAACCACAGAAGACACCAAGTCCTTGGCTATGATCCATCCGGGCTTCTTCAAAGACCTCATCGCCCTGCTCAATCGAGGTGACCTTTCGGATCTTTGAAGTACTCTCGCTCCCCAAATACAAACGTCCATTGGCCGGAATCATAAGTGTTGAGTCCTCCAACTCAATGGGGTCGGCTCTTCCCAGCCACCACAACGCGCTGTCGATCAACTCTCCAAGCCTAGCTGTGTTCCCGTCAGGATCTTTGGGATCAGCTGGATTGGGAAAGTAACGTCGCACCTTCTTGGGTGTGAGTGACTCGCGAAGTTGAGAGAGAAGAGAGCGATCCTGGGGCATGGTTGAAGGCATCTCGCTATGTTGGGATGGATTGAAGACAGTGTTGAATTACAAATTGAATTGCTGTTTGAGCCACGTGTAGGTCGCTTTGTAGCCTTCGCTCATCAGCTTGTCGACGATCGCAACGTCATACAGTTCGGAGAACTCCTGAAGAGCCTTAGCGCCAGCGTTGTACGGCGGGAACTTATCCCCTTCTTTCAGTTCCAAAGAGGAAACAGGTTGTTCGTTTTCTTCGATTTCCTTTTGCTCATCGAGCGCTGTAACAGACTCCTCCTCGGTCGGAGTTTGTGAAGACTCCTCCTCGCTTTCGCTGGATTTGGTGGAAGAAGAGACAGGCTCGACTGTGCTCTTTGGCTCATCGCTCTTTGGTGGAGAATCAGAAGAAACCACAACATCTTCTTTGACATGTGAATCTGTGGGTGTGGAAGCTGAAGAGGACGCAGGTTCACCAACACTCATCCCCTCGTCTTCCTTCGACTCACGAGATGTCTTTGTCTCCAAAGCGTCCTTCGAATTCTCTGCCGAATTGAGCTCAGTCACAACAGGTTCTTTCTTTCTGTCATCAAGAGGCTCAGCAGTCTTGTTGTGATGGTCTGTGGAGATGTTGGTGGCTGGGGTTGGGGGCTTTGGCTTTGGTTGGTTTTCTTTATCGAGGAGCTCCAACAACTGCTCTGTGGAGAGTTCTTCTCCTTGGCTGTTAAAGCAGCGCGCCCGATCGTGAAGCTGCAGGGTGCCCATCGCTTCGTGGATAGATGTGGTAGCCTTCAACAAGGCTGGTGGATTCATCGTCAAGCCTCGGATAATCGCGGGGCGGTCTCCTGTCAATCGGACTTCAAATTTCATGATGTATCTCCAAGGAAAAGTGCCAACAAACTAAGAAGCTCAGCAGTTCCCCACAGACAATGTGAAGAACAACAGAGCCCCTCAACGGGGCTCATCTGGTTACGAACGGAAGAAGGTGACCAAGGAGAACTTTTCAACGAGAGGTGTTGCAATGGCGTCTTCTTGGTAAGCGTAGTACTCTTCGCCGCCAATCAGTTGCCCAGAACTGTTTCGAGATTCGACAGGTCCGCGAAGGTTCATCGGCTCGTAATTCTGGAATGCCACACCATCACGGTGCCCAACAACAGAGAAGTCATCAGGGAAGATCTTGGAGCCCCAGTGTGCAAGACCAGCGGTGTACCCATAATTGCCTTCCATCACGTTGGCGTCGGCAGTGTAACCATTGCGTCGACCGTCAGTTTGGTAAGCACGAGCTTGCTTCATGAGCTCGGACATTGTGACGGAAGCGAGCAACGTTGTCGCATCGTAGAATCCCACGTCACTGATGCGTCCACTTGAGAGCGCTGCACGTTGGTCTGAGATGTTGAACAGCAAGGCGTTCATGTGTTGCTCTTGTTCTCTGCCCGATGGAAGAGACAGATCGAAGCGCTTCTCCTTGTCAGCTTTGAAACCGATGACTTCAATCGCGTCGTTCGCAACAGTCGGGGGAGCGAGGGGGACACCTGAGATATCAACAAAGGTGATCTTCGAAGTGCTGTGTTCGAGGACGTAGAAATAAGCATTCCCAGGACCACCACCTGTTTTGGATGTCCCATACTCAGGGACATTTGTCCGGTCAGATGAGCTTGTTCCCAACTTCACGGAAAGAGGCGAACGAGAATCGTTGGGAACGATCGTGCTTGTGTTTGCGTCTGTCGTTCCGATGATTCTGTATGTGGACGTTGCACCGAGGGTGTTGATTGTCTTTGTGAATTGACTGGCGCCGTGCATTGCCGCTGCACGAATCCACTCGTAGAAGATATCCATGAGGATGGAGCGTTGGATCTCTTGCGTGAGATTCTTAAGCGCCATCGCTGTTCCTGTGATATCGGTGCGACGCTTCGATCGTGTAATGAATTCGAGGGAGAGAGTGGCGCTGAGTTTGCGAGCTTCTGCGTCGACGGGGAAGAACTCCGTTACGAGCTTACCCCCTTCCATCGCATTGAGTTCTTTGACCTTCAGACTGTTACGCTGAAGAACACTGGGACGGAAGGTCGAGGCGCCATCTTCACGACGATATCGCGTGATGGGGATACTTGAACGATCGTTGTCCATCACACCAAAATCGGTGATTTCACGGATGATGTCTGCAGCGTACACCTCAAAGAGAACGATACGACCGATCGTTGCAGGTGTATTGAAGTCAGCTTCCGTCGTCGCATCGAGGAGATCTTTACCTTTCCCAAGCCGTTCCTTCATGTCGAGCAGGTATTTTCTCTCTTGGGAGAGCTGTCCGGCGTTGAGTTCGTCGTAACGATCCAACACCTTTTGGAGCTTGGGAGGCACGCTCTTCTTTTCTTTGTGAGCCAAAGAGAATTGGCCGGTGGCTTCCAGTGAGTCTGTGAGGAGCTTGGCTCCTTCGAGATGAGAACCACCAAAGGCATGGTTGTCTCCGAGGACTTGGACAGACATGTTGCTGACTCCTTTTCCATTGTGGCCCATGCCCGCGAGTCGCTCGGAGGCCTGGCCTGCTTTGACCAGTTGGATTGAATCTTTGATCCCATCCTCGATCTGCTCTTTGGTCGAGCCTGGATGGATCATCTTTTCGACAAGACCGAGAACAGCCTCACTTGTTTTGTCTTCAAGCTTTTGCCGCGCCACAGCCTCTTTGGCATACTGCTTCAAGTCGATGAGCGCGTTGTACTCAGACTGTTTTTGGATCAAGGCCTTCACGTCATCGCGAAGGCTTGAGCTCGCAGACAACGAATCATTGACGGTGCTCTCTTGACCACTCGGTTCCACAGGGGGGACGTAAGAGACGCTCTTGTCGTTGAGCTTGCTCTGTTGTGTCGAAGCGTCAGTTCGTTTGTCATTGGCGTTTTCATTCGAACCATCAGGTGCTTTCATGTGCGCCATGACGTAGGCTTCGGAGATCTCAGAGAAGCACTCTTTCATTTGCTGGAGAAGTTCTTGGAGCTTCGCGTTCTTTTCTGCAGTGGAGAGATTGCCATCGTTGTTAATGACACGGACCTCACGACGGGCAACATCCGCAGCTGTGTAGATACGGGTGTAGAGAGTTTCAGTGGATTCGATGTTTGTGTAGAGCGACTTGAAATCATCGTTCAAGTTGTCCAAGCGCCCTTTGAATCCAGTCGCTGTCTCTTGAACCTTGTCGATCAGCTCAACGATGGTCTCTTCGAGCTTGATATTTTCCTGGGCGAGCTGCGCCCCCAACTCTTGTGCAGACAACGCTTTTGCATCGTTGAGTTGCTGGGGGGTGGTTTTGGGTGGGGTGTGATTGTTGGCCTGGTTTTCGGTTCTCTGTTTTCCCATGAGATCAAGCTCCTGTGTTTTGTCATGGATGCCCAGGTCTGAAGAGTCCGAAACAGAAGACCTCAAGGCATGGATACACTTGTCAGATAGAGGTTGAAGTTGCGTGACACGACCCGCATTCGCCGCATCGAGGTGAACAAAGTCCCAACCAAGAATGTCCCAGATGTTCGTGACCAAAAGAACAATACGTTCTTCACCACTTTCATCCTTCATCTTGGAAATCTCTTGCTCACCAACAGCCCGTTGAGACAGACCGAACAAAACCCCGGCATCGATCAACTCGACAAATTTCCGTCCTTCTGGGACATCGATCACGTCGATGCGATCGAGAATGGTTTCCTTGGTTGATGAGTCGTAGTGGTACTTGCACGCAATTCCCGCAGTCAAAGCCACACGCCCAAGCGAACCTTCGTTCATTCCACAGTTCACACCGGGCGCTGGATGGTCGATGTACATGAGCATCTGTCGTCCATCTTCGATCGCCTTCTGGATGGCTCGCTCTTGCACCTCAGCAGGGATAACGCGGCCACTGTGATAACGAGTATCCGCGACTGCACCAACAGCTCTATACGAACGCAATACTTTTGGGTTGCTGCCTGGAGCAATGTTGTCGAGGAGCTCTTGCTGGACGCCTTTGGTTGGCAACGCAATGGGTTCGAGCTTCAGGGGGACGACATTATCGATGAGAAGGACGTGACCATCGGGCAAAATCTGTTTTTTATCCATGCCTAACTCTCCACTTTTTTGCCCGGTGTATCCGTAGCGTTGGATGTAGTCTTCGAAGATGTTGGGTTGTCTCGTTTTGGTTTTTGTTTGGCGAGCTCATCGAGATACCTTTCGACATCCACCTCTTCATCGCGAAGGATCGCGACAAGCAAAGATGCCGTCATTTGAGCGCCAGGGAGATCGAAGAAAGGATGCGGGTGAGGAGGAAGACCAGACGCCTTACGAAGCTCGTTCATCGAAACGGCTCCTGCCTTCACTGCGTGTTCGTTGACTTTGGGTATCCGCAGCTGCTCGAACTTCCCCCCCTCGATTCTGTAAGGCACATCCTCGGGCAAGATCCCATGTAGCAAGAGTTCGAAATCGATCAACTTGCGGAGAGCTGCAAAAAGCCTGGATTGGATTTTGTTGAGAAGCTGGTAGTAATTGTCGATGGCCACGGTGATCATATCGCGAATCACCGCGTGTGCTTTGAATCCCAAAATCTCCTTTGGCACACCAACAGCCAAAAAGAAGAGTTCCAACATGAAGTCAGCAGGATCGATATTCGCAGAGGCCTTTCCATCCGCAAGGATCCGCTCGATACTGACCTTGCCTTTCGTAAAAAATTGACGAACAAGGTTCTCAGGACTGGCGGCCAATCCGACTTCATTGATCTCCTTGAACTTCTCAATCTCCTCCCACTTGTCAGCTTCTTCGAGATTGAAGTGTTCGATGGAACCAGACTCACGCACCCACTTTTGCATGAGGCCCTTGGTCATCAAATTGATAAAACCAAGGAGCTGCCGAGACGATTGGAGATGAGGAATCCCTCGATCGTGATAGTAGGAATCTTCCAGATTGACGTCCACGATTTGCCACAGCGCAAACGTCGCGAGCTCAGCATGGGTACAGGGATCGATTTGGGTATACGCTCTTGTTGGGTCTTGAACATTTCCAGATGAGTCTACTTGGGGAAAGATGGTGTTGTGTGGTCTGTACTCAATACGATCGACGGAATCGCGCTTTGACGACATGATGACTTCGAAGGAGAGTCCACCCTCATTGAGCATGTGTTTGATAAAGGCTTCTTTTTTGTCGTTCCACAACGTCCGCCGAAGCAAGTCGTTGATGACCTTTGAGGCCTCTTCGCTTTGGGGCTTTGTCTCATCAAACGTAACGGTCGTTGCGATCTCTCCGATGGTTCGCGTCAACTTCCTGGAGACAGCAGAGAAGATGGGATTTTGTTCGGAGAGTCGACGACATTGGGAGACGGCTTTTTGGTAATCGTGAGAGATGCCAAAGAGTTCGAAGACATGATTGAGTTCTGGACGTCGGCTCCCCAGCCGAGTGAGGTATTCATCAGAGCCAGGAACAACGAGGTCTTCGGGGACATCAACATTCCCACGAAGCCTCTGTAACCACGAAGTGATACGAGCAATGAGTCCCTTGCGCTGCTGTTTGTTTGTGGCTGTGACGACCTGTAAATTTGGCACCAGGCAGGGCTCCCAAGGGTTATCCTTGGGGTTTACAAATCTCCCAAGGAAAGATTGAAGACACGACTCGACAACGTCGGGAGAACGAATTCGACATCCAGAGCCATCCTGACGAGACCTTCCAAAGCCAAAATCCCATACTCTTTTGGAACATATGGATAAGCGACAAGTTGGCTGGCGAGCCAGCGGAGTCGTGGTTTGTTCTCGAAGTCAGACGGGAAAAGAACCTTTCCTTCCTTGGCAAAAGCTTGCAGCGAAGAGAGTCGGACATGAGCAGACAAAGAAACATCGGCTTTGGTCAGGTCGATGGATGGGGCTTCTTCTGCAAATGTCCTTTTGAGGTGGTCCAAGAACGGCAAGTCCGGAGCAAAGAACTCAATGGATTGCCCTCTTCTTGTTTGGAAGAAGGGTTTGTCCCGATACGCCTCCTCCATACCAAGCAATGTTTGGGCGAGTTGCCTTGGTGTTTGCTTGAGCCTTTTCAGCTCGATCACCTTGCAGGAGTTGTCCTTCATCGAGACAGCTCCCAAGGCTATGATGACAGTGTCGGGATCCTGGCTGTCGTTGTAACGACAGTAGACATAAGCCAACAACGCGTGTCCGTTATTCGGCAGCTGTCGTTTGCGAAGCTCCGCAGACGGATAGCTGCTCGTGATAGGTTCTGTGTAGAAGAAGTCAAAATTCGATGGGTAGTGGTCCAAGTCAGAGAGTTGTAGGGCCTCACCTTGATTATCTTGGACGTACTTTTGGCAGAGGAAGATCGCATTGACGACAGCGTCCCACACGTCTTTGCTGTTGTGAACCCCTTCGGATGAGAGGTGATCGATGCGTTTGTCATTGACGACTTGGAGTTCTTCAGCTTCACCAAGGAACACTCGATCACATTCACCATAGATGAGACGACCTGCATGAATAAGCTCGTGGATCGTGTTGCAGCCTTGGAGGGAGTCTGCGTATTTGACCACCTCACAGATGAAGCCCTCATCTTCGAGGAGGTTGAAAGTGTCGTTTGATTGGTGTTGGTCAAACCCGATGGCTGCGATCCTGAACCCACGATTGCGCAGCTCACGAGCCAATTCACGGAAAGGTCGATAGTCGACACGAGCACCAGGTGGGATTTGGATTTGGAATGAGAAGTCGAGCACGTATCTTCGCGTCGACTGGTCAAAGTGGACAAGTGCGATCCCCGTTCGATCGCGCGAAGTCGAAAAGTCAGCGGCCAAAGTGTACGAGGCGAGGAGATCGGGTTGTAACCAGCTGGCGACATTGATGGACTCTCCAGTCTGCACAACACCAGAGCCATCGTTGATTGGACATTTGCGGTTGGGCTCTGCGTTCTTTTTGAGGATCGTCGCTTCCTGGAAAAAAGGGCGCTTACCACCACCTGGAAGTGATGCAAAGTCTCGACGAGCTCTTGCTCTTGTTTTGGGGTTTGCAAGATCGTCGATGAAGTCTCCGAGAGTGCGGGTGGGGTTACGCATCTTCCAAGTCGGCGCTTTGATTGCAAGACGATTCTTGTAGCGGTAGCGCTCGACCTCGAGGGATTTATATGTCTCCCAATCTGCGAGCGTGAGTTCGCCGCTTTCGATAAGGAGTTGTGCGTATTCTTCGAGTTGTTGGGACATGTAAAACTTTGATAAAGGAAATAAAAAAATTCAGTTTTTAGCTTTGATAATTGATGAAGCAGAATCAAACATTTTCTTCAACCGATCTTTTGCTCTCATGCTTTTCTGTAATCCGGGAGGCAGCCATTCCGGAAGAACAGGCGTCTTTGCAATAACCCTACTGATAGCAATCTTTTTTGTTTCATATTGTTTTCGTAAATCCTGAGCAAAGTCCTTTGCTCTCAGTTGATCGCTACCGATGTACATCATGATCATCACAATCATTACAAATGCATGTTCTTGTAACTCAAGGAATGTTTTTAACAATTGAGCACGATCGCCCACCTCTTTTCTAGTATCTGATGTAATCGAAATTACAACTTCTACAAGAGTTTCTATTTCCAAATTACTCATAATCTCTCCTTTATTGATCTTCAATCAGATCAATATAATCCTGTTATATTGATTGTCAAAAAAAAAAAAAAAAAAAAAAAAAAA